CTGTGCGATTTCGTCTCCCACCCTGAAACCATTGGCTTTTCGGCCGAATGTTTTACAGCGTTTTACAAGTCACCCTTTGTTCGCGCGAGCGGCGAGGTGGATGATGGCGGCCTGCCCGCTGGCCTTCCGATCGGCGAATCGGCTGTAGCGCTCGATCATTGCCATCGACATTCCGATCACGTCCTGGATCTGCGCGGTGCTCAGCCCGGCGCGCCGGAGCCGCACGACCGCGGTGGCGCGCAGGCCGTGCAGGGTCGCGCCGGCAAGCTCGGGGATCTCGGCGCGCGCGGCATCGAAATGGATCGACAGCCTCTTGCGCGTGTAGGGCCTGCCGTCGGCCTGCAGCAGGAACGGCCCCGGGCGTTTCTCCCAGCCCGTCATCTCAGCGGCGAGCTCGGGCACCACCGGGCACCACACCTCGCGCTTGGTCTTCTGCTGCGCCAAGCGGAGACCACCCTCGTCAAGGTCGGTCCACCCGAGGCGGACGACATCAGAGCCGCGCTGGCCGGTGTAGAGCCCGAGCATGACGCCGCGCCGGAGCATGCCGGTGAGGCCCGCGTGCGCGGCCGCAATCTGCATGTCGGTCCAAGGCTTGTGGCCGCCTTCGGTGTCGAAGGGCTCGACGCCTTCCGTGAACGACGCCGGCACGTGGCCGCGGGCAAGCGCCCAGGTCGAGAGCGCACGCATGGTGCCGAGGAAGTTGTTGGCCGCACCGGGCCGGTCCTCCATCTCCTCGACGACCCGCCGCATATCGTTGGGGCGGAGCCGTGTAGCGACCCAGTCGCCGTACCCAGCCCGCAGAATTTTAAGCTGCCGAGTATACTGGTCTTTCGTGCCGACGCCCTTTCCGCGGAATTTGGCCGAATCCAGATAGAGGTCGATTAAACCTTCGACGGTCAGCACATTTCCGGTAGCGTTGGTCTTGCCTTGTGCTTCACGGAGCGCGACCCAAAACTTGGGATCAGAGGTATCGTCCGGAAGGCGGATGGGCTTCTCAGCAAACGGCGTGCCGCGCCCGGGGCTCCAATAGAAATACTCGCGCCCGCGGGATAGGACGCGGTGAACGCCTTTAGGGAGTTGCACGACGCCCGTGCTTCTTAGACGCTTCGACGGCACGTCGCGCTCGCTCAGCAGATTCGTTTGCCTCGGGATCGTTCCCCGTGACGCGCATGGACGCAAGCGCCATGTCGACGTCGGCCCAACGCCACCGGACGCAGCCGGCGGATAGCCGCACCGGGCGGGGCAACACGCCCCGCCGGACCATCTCGTCTACCGTCGATTCGGACACGTCCAATTCGGTCGCGAGAGATGGCCGGCTGAGATAGGCGGTCGGCACGTCAGCCCCCGAAGCCCGGCTGCCGCATCACCTGCGCCAGGCGCCGGCAAACGCCCGCCCGGGCCGGCTGGGCGCGGAGGGCTGCTTCCTCCAGTTCGGTGGCGGTTGCTGCGACCTCGCCGGCGCCCGCCCCCAGGGCGTTCGACTGGGCCACCAAGTTCAGCGCTCCCGCCAGCAGCTCGGCGCCGAGGCGCCGGTCCTGAATGACCGGCAGGACCATGGCGACCGATTTGCCGTGCTGGTCGATCACCACACCCCGGGCCGTACCGCAGGCGGCGAACGGTGGCGTGAACGCGCCATCGAGGCAGACCGCGCGGAGGGCTTCTTTCAGATCGATCGTCATGACTGCTCGCCCTCCCGGTCCGACGCGAAGCCGGCCCCGGCGGGGACGGCGAGAATGATGATGGACAGCGCCACGAGGCCGAAGAGCACCCAGATGATCACGGTGAGGATCTGGATCACATCCACGGCCAGCCTCCCACGGAGACGGCGCCGAAGCGCGGTGCGATAATCGCACCAGATCGGGAAAAGGAAACGGCCGCAGCGGCCGCCTCCCTCGCGCGGGTTATGCGCGTGTCCATCAGCGGACGACCCGCGCACGGCGCAGCACGTCGATGCTGCTGACCGGGACAAAGTCGCTGCGCCGCTGCGGATGCAGCAGGATCAGCTCGATCATCGGCTCGCAGTCGCCCCGAGGCATCGCGAGCCACCGGGAGTCGAAAGGGCCAAGCACCCGAAGCACGGCGACGTCCGATCCGACGAGCTGCACCAAGGCGAGATCGCCCGTTTCCGGCAGCACGACGTCGATCACAACGACCTCACCGTCCTGAACCCGCGGAGCCAACTCGTCGCCAAGCACCATCAAGGCATAGGCCGCGGCGGCAACCTCGCTAACCTTGTCGTGATCGACGGTGTGTGCCGCCTTTGTTCCCTCTTCCTTAATCGGCGAATCGCCGGTATAGATATGCGCACGCATTCACGGACCCCTACGTCCATGGGTGTAGCCGCGCGGCAAACGCGGCGTTAAGGGTGAGACGGTGCAGCGGGTTTCCTAGGCCGGTGCTGCGCCTTCCTCCCTGAGTTTGAGCTCTAGCCCTTCAGCTCTGTCCCGGGCGCTGGGCGATCCTCGATGGTAGCTCCTATGTCCATGTCGGTGTGCGACGCACGCCGCACTGCTTACGCATATCCTGCGCGGTCCCTGATCATGCCATTGTGCGCTGGCATGTCAATCGCTATGTTCAAGGCGCGGCACATGCGCCGAGGGATCGATCGTGGCCGAACGCGAAGAGACCGTCCGTAAAGTTTACGTGCTCCCAACCGAGTTGGTTGAGCGCATAAATCTATATAAAGAGCAGCATCACCTGGATTCCGAGGTTGAGGCGGTTCGTAGACTGTTGGATATCGCTCTTCTGCACAGAGATAGCACTATTTCTATTCTTGGAAAGATGCTGTCTCGCTTCAAAACGGAGAAAGACCTCCGCGTGTTGGCGCGGGATATTTTATCGACGCACCCTTTAGTGGATTCTATTAATTATTTTCCGGGAGCTTTAACGTTTTCAGTAAAAGACGATCAGAAAGCTGCATTCGATCGGCAAGGAACTGCCAGGGTCTTTTTCGATGATGATACCGCTGCGCGGGTGTATCTTGATAAAGACGGGAGAACGCGGCTGAATGACGACGACATCCCGTTCTAGAGCATGAAATCTAGGCCCAGCGCCCGGCAGTACATCTCTAAGATCGCCGCCTGCTCCTGGCGTTCGCTGTGATCCTGCTTCCGCAGGCTGACGATCTTGCGGATCGTCTTCGTATCGAACCCCCGACCCTTGGCCTCGGAATAGACCTCCTTGATGTCGCCGGTGATCCCGGTCTTCTCCTCCTCGAGGCGCTCGATGCGCTCCAGGAACTGCTTCAGCTCGTCGGCCGCCACGCCCTCGGCGCCTTCAGAGTTATGGCCTGCACCCGGAAATTGTTGCTTAACCATCGTCCTGTTCCTCGTTTTCCGTCGGGGTAGGCCGGCCCGGCACACGCCGGGCCGGTGCGAGGATCAGCCGAAGAAGTCCCCGGCGCCGCCCTCGCCGCCCTCGACGGACGCCTCGACCGGCTGGAAGTCGTCCTCGGCCCGGGTGCGGCCGCCGCCCAGCCGGTCGTCGTCGGCGAGCTTCTGCAGGTTCACCAGATCGAACGAGAGCCCGATGCCGCCGAGATCGTTGGTCCAGGCGTAGGGGCGGATCTTCGCGCGAGCCCAAGCGCCGGAGTAGAAGTCCGTCTCCGCCGTCAAGATCTCGACCTTGCCGGTGGACGGGTCGAGCTTCGGCCCCGCGAGGCCCGGCGCGGTGTAGGACCACGCCTCGACGGCGACGCCGCCCTCCATGACGCCGGCGTAGGGCTTACCCTCGCCATCGACCAAGGTGGCCTGGTCCTTGAACGGCGACTTGAACTTGGGGTGCTTCAGCTTCGCGTCGGCGTCCGAGCCCCATTTCTGGATGGCCGCCGCCTTGGCCGCTGCCTTCAGCGCCGACAGGTCCGTCCCCTTCGGGAACAGCATCAGCACCGAGTACTTCGGCTTCTTCAACGGATCGCGCTTGTCCGCCTTGGGCTTGAACACCCAGACGAACGACGCCCGGAACTTTGGTGTGATAATCGCATCAACGGTCTCAGCCATGATCCATTCGCTCCTTGCGCTCAGATTGCTGCGGTGAAGTCGTCGGCCGCGTCGCCGCGCAGCGGCGGCCGCGGGTCGTTCTCGGGCACCAGGGAGTGCCCGTTGCTGACGGCCTCGATCATGCCCGCCAGCAAAGCCTTGGCGGCCACGAGGCGCGCCTTCTTGGTGCCGCCCGGCATCGCCGGCTCGAGCAGCGTCTCGACCTGCGCGGGCGAGCGGAACGCGCGCTCGTACAGGTCTTCCGATTCCAGCCCGTAGAGCCCGAGGGCGTCCACGACCTGGCCGGAATCTTTCCACCGGCGGACCGGCCGCTTCGGCGCCAGCTTGAAGCCCGGGATGCGGGCCCCGCGCTCGGCCTCGCTGTACGCGAACTCGCGCACCGCCTTGGCCCAGGCCTCGATCCGATCCAGCTTGCCGAGCGTCGCGGCCAGGTCGTCCGGATCGTAGGCCGCCGGCTCGAACGTCCGCTGCACCTCGGCTTCGGCCTCGCGCTTGATCGCCGGGCAGATGCCGGCCGCGGGGCACCACCGGCAATGGCTACCGGGGCGGAGCGGATCATTCTCGCCCGCCACCGGCAACAGCACCTCGGCGCGGCTCTTGAACCGCTGGGTGGCCTGGACCGCCTGGACGATCCGGTCCTCCCAGTCGAGCATGTCGATACCGTCCACCGTGAACTCGCGGATCGGGCCGGCCGGGTGGAAGCAGCGGGGCTGGACGATGACGAACCGCACCGACGAGACGCCGCGGTTGCCTAGCCCCTTGGCTGCCATCAGGGCGTAGATCATGCCCTGCGGGTTGCCGGTGGCATCCACCGCCACGCCCGAGCCGTGCTTGTAGTCGACGATCAGCAACTCGCCGGTGCTGGGGCGATAGCGCCGAACGTCGGCGGTGCCCCACAGGTCGTCCGAGTAGCGGAGCCGCTCTTCGGTCGCGACTTCGTCCTCGGGGGCGATCTGCTCGCGGATCCAGTCGACGGCCATCTGCACAGCCGCCAGATCGTCTTCGCCGAGCGTCAGCGCGCCTTCCTTTCGGCCCTCCACGTAGATGGACCGATCGGTGTAGTAGGCAGCCTCGCGCTTGTGCTTGAGGCACCATTCCAGGACGCTGTGCGCCGCAGTCCCGCGCTCGGCGTGGACCGAGCCGCGGCGCTCCAGACCAGTCGCGAGCTGCGGCTGGCCGGGGCAGTTCATCCAGATCGACGACCCGGATGGCGACAGGCGGGCGTGATCGCCCGGCATGTCAGGCCGCCTGCTTGCACACCGCCACGAACGCATCGTAGCGCTCGCTCGGCATGTCGGTGAGCTTCTGGAAGCCGAAGTCGTTGAGCAGCTTTCGGGCGGCGTCCTGGCCCTTGGCGGTCATGACCGCGCCGAGCGCCGGCCGGACCTCGTTCTTGAACTTGGCCTCCGCCTCCTCCTTGGTCAGCGGCGGCTTGCGATCCTCGGGCGTATCGCTGATCGCCTGCTTCTCCACCGGGTCCGGGCCCAGGAAGTCGTCGGCAGGCGCCTCGGGCTCCGCCTTCTCGGCCTCGGGCTGCGGCTGCTCGGCCGCGCCCTCGGCGGGGGCCTCGGTGCCACCAGCCTCGGCGGCGCGAGCCGCCTCGATCTCGGCCTTGGTCCGGCGCCGGCGGCGCTGCTGCGGCGCGGCGGCCTCGGTCCCCTCGCTCGTATCCCCGGGCGCATCACCCGCGAGGCGGCACATCGCGTCGGCGGCCTCCTCAGCGGTGGCGAACGTCAACTCGACCTTGATCATCCGTTGGCTCCTGATGAGATAATCGAAACATGCCTCGCGTACCGACGTCCAATTTCCGTTAGGTCCGTCGATTCCACGTCGCATCCTGGCATGCTGTTTCGATTTTCACAACACCCTAGCCGAAGATTTCTGCGGCCATCTTCGTCTTGCGGGCCAGGATGCGGGCCAAGCCCTCGTCGGACGACCCGGGCAGGTACGCGGCGTGGATGTGGACCGGACGGGTCTGCCTCGGGCCCTGCACGCGCATTGCTGCTTGGGCGTTGTTATCGGGCACCCAGTCCAATTCCCCGAACAGCAGGTGGCTCGCCGCCGTGAGATCGATCGCCGTGCGCGCGACCTGGTCCTGGCACACCAGCACGCGCCGGGCCGGGTCGCTGGCGAAACCGTCGATGTTCCGCTGGCGCTGCTTCATCGGCGTGCCGCCGTGGATGGTCGCCGCGCCGAACGGGGCCAGCCGGTCGGCCACCTGCTCGACCATCGCGGTATGGTGGCCGAACACCACGAGCTTGTCGATCCGCCGCGCGCCGAGCTCGGCCGCCGCCCAGGCCGCCACCGGCCCGGCCTTGGCCACCGCGGTCGCCGAGCGCAGCTGCGTGAGGCCGCCGGCCTCCTTCGACAGCTCGACCTTCTCCCCCGCGCCGATCCGCTCGACCAGCCGCCGGAGCCGGCCGCCGAGCGCGCCGTCCGCCTCCATCGCGGCGAGCGTCGCCTTGGCCTCCGCCGAGATTGCGCCCGGGTCGAGCCGTACCTCCCCCCAGACGGGGGAGGGGGTGTCCGGGCTGACCTCGTGCCACATCCGGCGGAGCATGACCGGTTCGAGCAGCGCCCGCAGGCCGTCCACGTCGCGCAGCGCGCGCACGACCGGGCCGAAGTCGCCCATGAACCAGACCGTGAAGCGGTCGAGGAACTCGGTGTAGCTGCCCGCGAACCGGCCGCAGGTCCGCAGGATGATCCACAGCTCGCCCGGGTGGTTGAGCATGGGCGTCCCGGTCAGGAACCAGATGCGACGCGCCTGCGCGGCGAAGCCCCGGGCGCTGAGCACCTGGCGGGTCCGCTGCGATTCGGGGTTCTTAAGGTACTGGGCCTCGTCGACTGTGAGGACGTCCCAGCGGTGCGCCATCACACGAGCGTAGAGGTCGCCGTTGCGCGCCCCGTCCATCGACAGGATGGTGACGCCGTTCGGCTCGATGCGATCCCGGGCGCCGTGCACGACCGCCACGGGCCGACCCATGATGCTGAACCGGTCGAACTCCCGGGCCCAGTTCTCCCGGGCGATCCCGGGGCAGACGATCAGGATGGATTCGGCCCCGGCGTAGTCCGCCGCGGCGATGGTCTGCGGCGTCTTTCCGACCCGCATGCCGTCGGCGAGGAGCGCGCGCTCGCGGGCGGCGAGCCAGCGGGCGCCCGTCTCCTGCCAGGGCTTGAGCTGCATCGTTTCCTGGTCCTCGGGGCGGATGCCCCCTCCGCCCTATTCAGCCGAGCCCGAGCGAGCGGCGTATATCCTGCTGCGCTTGGCTATAGCCTTGTTCGTGGGCCTCGTTCACAAGGTCGGCCATCCGCTCGGCGATCATCTTGAGAATGCCATCGTGTAGCGGATGCTCCGGCCTGTATAAGTGGTGCTTCCAGTGCAGGCGCGTAACTTCGGATCCCGTGCCTTCCTCTCCCATCCGCGGACGAATGCGGACGACGATCACGCCGTCTTCTACGTCTCCGCGAGCAATGGTGTCCGGGCGCTTCTGGAATAGGTTCTTCACGCTGTAGCTCAAGGCGCTCCTCCCGCGAGTTCGAATGCTTTCCCCTCCGCCTACTCGTTCGCGCGCTTCCCGGGCCCGGCGGCCGGCAGGAGCACCACCGCCTCGATCTGGCTGAGGTCGATGCTGTCGACGACGACCCGGGCGTATTTCGCGTCGGTCGCCTGCTTCAGCATCAGCCCAATCACACGCCCGCGCAGATGCTTCATTCCCCAATCCAGCACGCCGTCGACCATGAAAGCGTTGCCAGAGCGCAGCAGGAACTTCAGGCGCTGCACATCGGCGGCCGGGGTCGCCGCGGGAGTCGAGGCCGTCTCCGTGACCGGCTCTTCGGGCGGCCGGATCATGAGCGGCTCCGGGCGATGAACATGGCCATCATCAGGATGCCGAGGGAGCAGCCCCCGGCGGCGCCGGCGATCGCGGCAACGATATACCCACTCATCGTGTGAACCCTCCATTGAGCTGCCGGATCTCGGCGGCGATTCTGCGTTGGCGGATGATCTCGACCACCATCAGCGGGGAGCATGCGACCATGATGCCGGCCAGCATGCAGAACCCGACGGTCATCTGCTCGGCGGCGCTCATGTCCGGTTCCGATCGGCGCTGAGCTTCGCGTATCCGGCGAGGTCGTCCCAGTGGTCGGCGAAGTGGGGATCGCCCGCGAGGATGCGGCCGATCTTGTGCGCGAGCATGTGCAGCGTCTCGCGCTCGTGGTCTTGGAGCTTCGCCCAATTCGGGCTGCTCTCGATCACGCCCTTGATCGCCTGTGTGTATCGGGCGTGGTCGCTGTAGTCACCGTGCGTCTTCCCACGTTCTGCCAACAGTTCCTGCGTGTCCATCGCGTCCTCTCACTCCATGAAATCGGCGCGCTGCCAGACCTTGATCGTCAAGGACGGCTGCTCGTGGTAGAATTTGCTTGCGACACCCTCGACGATCTGGCTGTCATCTTGCCAAACGACAAAGTTGAGGGCGTCGAGCATCTTGAAAATGTTGTCGACGTCGGGCTTACCCGTCGGTCGGATCCGCCCGGCGAGCGCGGCGGCCTGCTTGGTCTTCGACCAGGATTTCGGCACCGGCATCCGGGCCTCGACCACCACCTCGATCGGCCCCTGCAGCGGCAGCCGAGAGCCCATCTCTTCCTGGGCGGCGTATTTCAGCGCGCCCTCGTAGGAGCGGGTCGGCTCGGGGGTGAAGACATGTCCGGTCGCCTTTGAGAAGCGCGGCCGGCCTTTGCCCTTGGGGACGCCGGCCAGCACCAGGGTGATGGTCGGCGGCATCACGGTGCGAATATCGCACCAAGCGGGGGACGACGAGGCGGTCACGCCTCCCAGTCCTCTGCGGTCAGGACCACGCCGAGCAGATCGGCCGCGTCCTTGATCTTCGGGATGTGTGCCGTCGGGACGTAGCCGCCGGTGCCGCCCCGCTCGCGCGGGTAGGTCCAGCGGTAGACCGCCGAGGGCTTCACACCGATCGCGTGCGCCAGGGACCGAGCCCCGTCGAACTTGGCGATGATCTTCTCTGCGGGGGTTGGCATCGGCGCTCCTTCAGCCCGCATATGTTTCGATTATCGCATCATATAAGTCAAGCGGTGATTTTATGCGCTGGCGCACTTGACACCGTGTTTCGATTTTAGAAATATCTGGCCCATGAGCACGACGATCGATACCGGCTGGTTCCAGGGCCTGATCAAGGACAAAGGCTTCTCCCAGAGAGGCCTTGCCAAGCTGATTGACATAGACCACGCGGCCCTGAGCCTGATGCTAAACGGCAAGCGAAAGATGTCCGTCGGCGAGGCCGGGACGCTGGCGCAGTTCTTGGGCGTCCCCGTCGGCGAGGTGCTCGCCCGCGCCGGCGTCACCGTCCAGGCCGGCGAGCGGTCGATCCCGGTCCGGGGCGTGGTGGCCGCGGGCGGCACGCTGAATCAGAGCGATTCGACCAAGAACGTCGCCGCCCCGCAGGACATGCGCGAGGGCGCCACCGCGATCCGCGTCAACAGCCCGGGCGCCCCGCACCACGGCTGGGTGCTGTTCTACTATCCCGCGCGCGACGTGCAGCCCGACGCGGTGGGGCGGCTCAGCGTGGTCAGCCTCGCCGATGGCCGGATCATGACAGGCTTCCTCGCCCGCGGCTTCGACGAGGGCACCTACACGGTCACGCCCCTATCCGGCGCCGCGGTCGAAGACGTCCGCCTCGTCAGCGCCGCCCCGGTCCGCTGGATCCGCACGTAGGTTGCGGAGCGTTGACCTGCGTTTCAAGTGATGCGATTATCCCACCGCGATGTTGAGAGCGAGATGCCGTGACGACCTACCTGACGACCCGTGAACTCGCCTCCCGCTGGCGGACCACGCAGCAGACCTTGCGGCTGCACCGCCACCGGCGTCGGGGCGTGCCGTTCGTGAAGCTCGGCAAGCTGGTCCGGTACCGGCTGGCCGACGTGGTCGCTTGGGAGCGGGCCAACCGCGTGCAGCCGGAGCAGCGCGCGTGAGGACGGTGCACGTCGACTTCGAGACGCGCAGCGCTTGCGACCTGAGGAAGGCCGGCGTCCACGTCTACGCCGAGCACCCGACCACCGACGTGCTGTGTCTGGCCTACGCGGTCGACGCCGAGCCGGTGAAGGTACTGACCCGGGACGACTGCGGCTCGGCCGAGACCCGCAAGTTCCTGTTCCGGGCGATCCAGAGCGGCGCCACCTTCGTCGCGCACAACGCGGCGTTCGAGCTGGCGATCTGGAATCGGATGATGGCGCCGCGCTTCGGCTGGCCGCGGCTGCCGGTCGAGCAGACCCGGTGCACGATGACCATGGCCTACGCGCTCGGCCTGCCCGGCAGCTTGGAGAACGCGGCCGCCGCGGTCGGGCTCGTCGATCAGAAGGACATGGACGGCCGCAAGGTGATGATGCAGCTCGCCCGCCCGCGCCGCATCGAGCCGGACGGCCGGCCGGTGTGGTGGGAGGAGCCTGGCAAGCTGGAGCGGCTGTATCGCTACTGCGCCCAGGACGTCGAGGCGGAGCGCGCGCTGCAATCCCGCCTGCTGCCGCTCTCGCTGGCCGAGCAGGAGCTCTGGACCATCGACCAGCGCATCAACGACCGCGGGATCCGCGTGGACCTCGCGGCGATCGAGAGCGCCATCCTGGTCGTCGAGGAGACGAAGCAGCGCCTCGAACAGCAGATGGCGATCACCACCGGCGGCTGGGTCTCAGGCTGCTCGAAGGTGAAAGAGCTCGGCGACTGGATCGCGATGCGCGGCGTGAAGACCGAGGGCGTGGCCAAGGCCGACGTCGTCGATCTACTCGCCCGGCCCGATCTGCCTGCCGACGTCCGTCGGGCGCTCGAGCTGCGCCGGGATGCCGCCAAGAGCAGCACCGCGAAGCTGAAAGCGATGCGCGCCGCCGCGAGCGACGACGGGCGGATCCGCGGGACGCTGCAGTTTCATGGCGCCAACACCGGCCGCTGGGCCGGGCGCCGCGTGCAGACGCACAACCTTCCCCGACCAACCATGGATCAGGACGATATCGACGCCGTCCTGGACCTGCTCAGCAAAGGCGAGGCGCGTGACGAAGAAGATCTTCCAGACCCTTTCGGGTGAGGTCGTCCGGGTAACCGCCAAGTCGGTCCTGTTCGAGAACGACGCCAACGGCCTTCAGACCTGGATCCCCCGGTGCGTCTGCATCGACGGCGACGTGCTGAATGTTGGCGACAGTGATGTGATTATCGCAACGTGGTGGCTGGAGCTCTGCACCCGATGACCAAAACCGACAAGATCCCGTCCGTCCGGCTCACCAACCAGGATCGCGATAACGTCGTGAAAGCTGCAATCCAGGCAAGCTTCACCGACCGGCACCGCGCGCTGAAGGTCGAGGAGGATCGACTCGCGCGCCGCTGCTACGACGCGGTGTTCTCGGAGAAGGTGCGCAAGGCGGTCGCGGTGATACCCGCGGGCTGGCTGCGCGCGGACACCTGCCTTCGGTTCAACGTCGGGGGCATGAACATCCGCCTCGACGTCGCGGGCGAGGGCCTGCGCGTGCCCTCGCAGCAGTGGAACTGCGAACGTCTCGGCAACGTGGCAGACGAGTCGCTGATCGCGGAGGTCCAGGCGTTCCTACAGGCCCGTGACGGCCTGAAAGCCGAGCGGGAGAAGGCGCAGCAGTCCCTCAAGGCGCTCCTCTACAGCGTCACCACGCTCAGGGCCCTGCGCGACCTATGGCCCGAGGGCGAGCCCTTCTTCCGGGGCCTCGCGAGCAAGACGGGTGCCCCTGGCCTGCCGGCGCCGCAGATCGCCGAGCTGAACGCCATGCTCGGCCTTCCAGCCCCCGAGGCCGTCTAATGGGCCGCCCCGCGACACGCCCCGCCAAGAAGTCCGGCGCCGCGCTCCTGTACGAGCGCCAGCGCCGCGAGGCGACCGCGGCTCTCGCCGCCCAGGCGGCCCAGCACACGGCCCGCGAGGTCGCAACGGCCCCCACCCCGGAGCCCGGTACCTACCGGATCGCCGAGTTGCGGGACGGCCAGTGCCGGTTCGCCTGCACGTCGCACGGCGCCGCCCGCGACGCGCACCGGTTCTGCGGCGAGCCGGTCGCTTGGAAGGGCGGCAGGCCGACCTCGTGGTGCCGGGACCACCTGCTCGAGGTCAGCGGCGCGCCGGGCCGGCACGCGGACGGCGCCAGCCTCGCGGATGTGCTGCGCCCGGAGGGCCGCCCGTGACAGCCCCTCGGTTCGTGATCTTCTCGAGCTACGGCAACGACAGCTGCGCGCTGATCCAGTGGGCGCACGAGTGGCGGCTAGAGGGCGTGGCGGTCGTCTACTCCGAGACCGGCTGGGCGACGGCGGACTGGGCCGAACGCGTGCTCTGGATGGAGATCTGGGCCGAGAGCCTGGGCTTCGCGACCTACCGGACCGCATCGATCGGGTTCCCAGATCTCGCGCGCGAGAAAAAGGGCTTCCCGACCCAGCAGTTCCAGTGGTGCTCCTTCCGTCTGAAGATTGAGCCGGGCATGCGCTGGCTTAAGGAGCATGATCCGGAGCGACGCGCCGTGTGCCTCGTCGGCGTGCGCCGAGCAGAAGCTAAGAACGCCACAGACGATCGCGCCAGCTTCCCCGGGTTTCTCGCCAAGAGCGGCAATCACGGCGACCGCTGCATGATCGCGCCGTTCGCGACCTTCGACGAGGACGCCCGCAACGCTTTCCTGCGCCGCGCTGGCATTGAGGTTCTGCCGCATCGTTCGCGCGAGTGCAGGTGCATCAACTCGAACCGGGCAGATCTGAAGCTTTTCGGCGAACAGGACATCGTCGCGATTGAGCAACTAGAGGCCGAAGTCGGCAAGACGATGTATCGGCCCCACCGGCACATGGGCGCGAGCGGCATTCGCGAGGTAATCCGGTGGGCCAATAGCCTGCGCGGCAAGTACGAGCCGCCGGACGAGCCCGCACCTGTCTGCGACAGCATGTGGTGCGAGCAATGACCCAACGCACCGAGCCAACCTACGTCGTCACGATCCACATGGCCGGCTGTCTTCGCACGGCAATGGAGACGTGTCGCCGTTTTTGCATGGAAGGGCTCTGCGTCACCGTTGAGGCCAGCACCTTCGTCTACACGGGCGGCGTCGAAGAGGGCTTCCGTATCGGCCTGCTGAACTATCCGCGGTTCCCGGCCGAGCCCGCCAAGATCCTGCAGACCGCCTACCGGCTCGCCGATCGACTGCGGAAGGACTGCTGCCAGCACTCCTGGCTGATCGTCGCCCCCGACGAGACGATCTGGAACAGCACGCGCGGAGCCGATGCGCCCAGTCCTTCCCCTCCCCACCCAATCCCCGCGCCCGAACCGATCAAGGGAGACCTGTGAGCCATGCGCGTATCTCAAGACGTTCTTGCTGTCCTCGACCGCGCTAGTTGTGAGGGCAATGCGCTCTCGCTCGTCGCCCTCGGGAAGCTGGATCGGAAGCTCTACGCCGACATCAACAAGGCACTTGAAGCTGCTGGCGGGAAGTGGAACCGCAAGGCCCAAGCGCATCTGTTCGAGGGCGATGCGGCCGAGGCCATCGAGCCGATCATCCTGACGGGTGAGATCGTCTCCGTCCGGCAGGAACTGCAGCAGTTCGATACGCCGCCGGATCTCGCGGCCCGGGTTGTCGCCGAGGCGCGGATCTCGCCCGACATGTCCGTGCTGGAGCCCAGCGCCGGCCTCGGCGCCCTGGTCCGGGCCGCAGTAGCCGCCGGCGGCAACGTCCACTGCATCGAGTTGGACGCGAAGCGCGCTGATGGGTTGGCCCTCGACGTGGGCGACATCATCGACGTCCTCCACGCCGATTTCCTCGCCTGCGAGCCGGGCGCTGTGCACGACCGCGTCGTGATGAACCCGCCCTTCACGAAGGGTCAGGACATCGCCCACGTCGAGCACGCGATGCGGTTCCTGAAGCCGGGCGGCCGGCTCGTAGCAATCATGTCGGGCGGGATCCTTTACCGCGCCGGCAAGCAGGCCGCGTTCCGCCAGCGGATCATGGATCTCGGCGGGACCATCGCACAACTCCCGGCGGACAGCTTCAAGGCCTCTGGGACGAACGTCTCGACCTGTCTCGTGTCGCTCAACATGCCTGAGGGCGAAGCGTGATGCGCCGCCGCCGGGCCGCTGCCCCGACCGATGGCTTGCCGGACGACCCCGCGCTGATTGCCGCGCAGATCCAGCGGCATCTGAAGGAGGCGCAGGCCGCGATCGGAAGCCTGATCGATGACCTCGCTCCACGGCAGCCTCGGCGCCCTGTGAGCCTGACGCCGGATCTGTTCGCCCACCCGACCCCCGAAACCTCCAGCGCAGGAGCGTGAAGATATGAAGATCTGGTTCGACACCGAATTCCTTGAGGATGGCAAGACCATCAAGCTCATCAGCATCGGCATGGTGCGTGAGGACGGAGAGCGCCTCTACATGGAAGCGCCTGAGGCCGAGTACCTCGCCGGCAGCGACCCGTGGCTGAAGGCGAATGTCCTCCCCAACCTGAGGGGTGGACCGCACATCTTCAGCCGCGATCAGATGGCGGCGCACATCCAGATCTTCGCCGGGCCGAAACCCGAATTTTGGGCTTACTACGCGTCCTACGACTGGGTCGCGCTCTGCCAACTTTACGGCCGGATGATTGACCTCCCGGATGGCTTCCCGATGTTCGTCCGGGATCTTCAGCAAGCCATCATGCTTTCCGGGCGGGGCAAGCCTCCTGAGCAGACGCACGGCACCCACGATGCGCTGGAAGACGCTTTGTGGACCCGAGACGCATGGACTTGGCTGCACGACAGCACCTTCGGCGGCGCCGGGATCCTGACATCACTCACCGGCCCCGGCTTCAAGCCCCTCTCCGCCGATCCCGCCACCACCGCGACGGAGGCCTGAATGTCCACCCAGACCACCACGACCGACGCAGCGTCCGGGGCTGATCGAGAAAAGAAGCGCATCCCGCTCTCTCCCGGCTTCCACGCCGAGCCCGGCGAGACGCCCGGCCACCTACACGACGTCTACACCACCGTGCCTCCACTGGGCGACAACCGGCGCATTCATGTTGGTACGCTCAGCAAGGCTGCCGTCGATGCCTGGGCCGCCGTTGAGCAGGGGCGCGTCGCCGCCCTCGGCCGGCTTGCCGGCGCCCGTGCAGCCCTCACCACGGGAGCCGCCCGATGACGGACCTGAACCTCGAAGAGAAGGTGTCCGGTGCCGAACGGCGCGCACGCGAGATCGCTGCCGAGAAGCATTTCTACGACGCGGCCCAGCCGTTCTTTCCGCTCGGCTTTTCGGTCAGCTACCGCAACCCTGGGCACTGGGACGTGATCGCGCGGGAATGCCCAGGCCGCGTCAGTGCCTGGGAGGCCGCGAACCCGGGTGGGCGCACCTCCGCGATGGATGGCGATCTGTCCCGCGCCTTCCGCATCCGCGGCGAGCCCGGCCAGGTCGTCATCTACGACGAGCGCTGGAACCCGCACCGCGAGCGGGGCGGCGAGCCCCTGACCTTCCGCAGCGTCACCGGCGCAATGCTCTGGATCGTCGAGGAGATGATGCAGGAGCCGGAGGCCGATCATGGCTGAGACCTCATCCATCGAATGGACCGACGCGACTTGGCAGATCGTGACCGGGTGCACCATCGACACCCCGGGTTGCACGAACTGCTATGCGATGAAGCTCGCCGGGACCCGCCTGCGGAATCACCCGTCCCGCGTGGGCCTCACGCGAGAGACGAAGGCCGGCCCGGTCTGGACGGGCGAGGTCCGGTTCAATGAGCAGTGGCTTCTCCAGCCGCTGCTGTGGGCCCGCGGGCGCAACATCTTCGTGGCCGCCCATGGCGACCTGTTCCACCCGGGCGTACCGGATGAGGTGCTGGATCGGATCTTCGCTGTCATGGCGGCTTCGTCCCAGCACACCTTTCAGGTGCTGACGAAGCGCTCCGGCCGAATGCGGGCGTACCTGTCGGCGCCCGACCTGGTGGCGCGGATCATCACCGCGCTGGAGCTGCTGTCTCAGGAGATCGGGCCCGGCAGGAACAGCCGGGACCCGCGGGGCGGTGCCGGCTGGAACTGCTACGCGGCGGCCGAGAACCTGAAGCTGGGGAACGAGCGCAGCTCGTGGCCGCTCTGGCCGCTGAAGAACGTCTGGTTGGGCGTCTCGGCCGAGGATCAGCGCCGGGCCGACGAGCGCGTGCCGGACCTGCTGGCGACGCCGGCCGCGGTTCGGTTCGTGTCGGCCGAGCCGCTGCTCGGGCCGATCGACTTCACCCGGATCGAGGCGGCGAAGGAGACGGACGCGGAGGGGCGCACCACCGTGCACCCGAAGCGGATCAACAGCCTCACGGGGCGCGCTGGGCACTACCCGAGCCCGACCATCTTCCACGTCGACAGCCACGGCGTCGGCGCTCGCCTCGACTGGATCATAGCGGGCGGCGAGAGCGGCCCCGGCGCCCGGCCGATGCATCCGGACTGGGCGCGCCAGATCCGCGACGCCTGCGCGGCCGCGGGGGTGGCGTACCTCTTCAAGCAGTGGGGCGCCTACCAGCACGGCTCGACGATGGGTCGAGCTCCCTCCCTCGACCGGGTCGTCTTCAACGACGGGCGGACGCTGACCGACGTCACGATGCCCGCCTGCAAGGCCGAGGATCGCGAGAGCGGCTGGCAGGGCCGCGCTCCCGAGATGATGGCGCTCGTCGGCAAGAAGGCCGCCGGCCGCCTCCTCGACGGCGTCGAGCACAACGGCTTTCCGGAGGTGCGTCATGGGTGAGCAGAAGCGCCGCGAAGCCGCCGGCCACGTCCCGCCGGAAGGCATGGCGAACGTCTCGGGCCGGCACGTCACCGAGCTCGCCCGAGGGATCATGGACCTGCTGGAGAAGCCCTTCGACGAGGGCATGCAGGCCGACATCGCCGCCCACGTGATGGTCGTGACCGCCGTGGATCTGTGGCGGGCGAACTACGGCGACGAGCTCGCAGCCGACGCCCTGAAGCGCGCGATCGACCGGCGGCTGGAGAAGCCGACGGAATACTGGGGCGGGAAGCGGGGAGCCTGACCATGCACATCGGACGTGTGACGGGCGCGACCCGCAACCTCGGCGCGCCAAAGGGCTGGGATCCGGCCAAGGACGGCATCTGCGGCGGCCTGCCGATCCGCGACGAGCCACACAGCCCGGGCGTGAACCAGATGGTCTCGGCTTGGCTGCCGACGCCGGAGGACATCGCCCTCATCGCGGCAGGCGCCCCGATCTACCTCGTGGTGCTCGGCACCTCCCACCCGGCCGTGGCGCTCACGGTCGGCAACCCGCCTTCGGAGGTCTGAGCCATGTCCATCACCCCACCCACCACGGACCTAGCCGCCCGCTTAGAGGCCAAGCGCGAGGAGTGCGAGCGGCTACGGGCGTCTCTGGAATGGGCGCGGTCGATCCTCGGCAACATGGCCCTGGAACACACGACCGGCTGGCGCGGGATCTTCGCCCGCTGGCCGATCCATCACGAGCCGCTGCGCAACGACGCGCGCGCCGTCCTCCCGATCATCGACGCAGCCTTGGAGAACCGGTCATGACGCACGTGCCGTATCAGGGTGCTGCCGACCAGCATCCCTTCCGATCCGAGATCGAACAGCTTCATGCTGGCGTGCGCGCCGACGAAGCCCGCGAACTCGCCGCTTCCGAGCGCATATCCGCCGCCCAAGCCGTCTACGACGAAGCCATGGCGGGCTACGATCCGACCGACCCCGATCACGAGGTGCACGCCTTCAACGCGATGAAGGCGGCCATCGCCAAGGCGGATGCCATCGCCCGGGACATGGCCCGCGCAGATGCCGCCGGGGGAGCGGGAGAGGGCTGGCGAACAGCTTTAGATGGCGCCGTGTGTGCGATGCACAACGAGACCCGCCGAGCAGGCTTCCACGACGGCTTCAACGGATATCAGAAGTCACAGTGGGATGGCGCTTATGAGGAGGCCCATGCCGCCGGAGCGTTGGCTCGCAGCCTTCTATCCGCTCCGCCGCCTCCCGCCCAGCCGTATGGCGGGCCCGGCATACGTGACCCGCTCGTCGAAATCACTCGGAAGCCCGGCAAGGAGCCGTGCGGCGAGTGCCGTATCCAGCCCGGAGAGACGTGCGACATCTGCGGGGCGCAGCGGACGCCCCCTCCCGCCCAGCAAGGGTCCTCGTCCCCGCTCAGGGAGGGCACCCGAGACCACATCGCCAGCGTCCGGCTGATCCCCTGGGAGCCCGGCAGCCTAGGCGGCGTCCATGTCACCTACGAAAGCGGCTTTCAGGTCGCCTTGCCGCTCAGCCAGGGCGAGACGGCACCGAAGACTGCATCTCCTTGGGGAAATGGCGTCTACGACTTCGCTTCGTCGGTCGCTGCGAAGGTTGGCGCGCTCACATGGGCGTGTGCCGATACGGCAGATGCGATGGATGATCGCTACGCCGACGTGCAGCGTATCGTGGACGCTGAATTGCGGTCGCTCGCCACGGCCCGAGATGACGGGACGGGGGCGGACCAACCCGAGATGTTCGTTGGAGGCTATCTGAACGACCTCTGCCTCGCCGGCAAGCATCCGGCGCAACAGCAGGCGCCCACCCCCGATCCTCGCAAAGAAGCTCTCGCGGTACTGGAGGGGATCCCCCGTTGGGCCACTGCTGAGGAGTTCGCGCGAGCGCTCAGAGACCTCGGTAGACCGGTCGAAGCCGACCGCATCGAAGCCGCCCTCGCCACCCTAAGCGCCACGGACCAGGACGGGGAGGTGCGGTGATGCGCGGCATCTATATGGCCAGCAAAACAGCCCACGCGCCCCGCTGGCGGCAAATGCGGGCGGACGGGCTGCCGATCATTTCCACCTGGATCGACGAAGCTGGCGCGGGCGAGAGCCAATGCCTGAAGGACCTGTGGCGACGCTGCGTGGACGAGGCTGCCGGCGCCGATTGCGTCATCGTCTATCGCGAGCCGGGCGAGGTCCTGAAAGGGGCCTTCGTTGAGGTCGGGGCGGCTCTTGCAGTCGGGACCCCAGTCTACGCGGTCGGCTGCGACGAGTTCAGCTTCGTGAACCACGCGGACGTGACGCGGTGCGTGTCCCTTGAGCATGCTCTGAACAGCGCCCTCGGTGACGTTTCGGAGGCCTCCGATGTCTGACGCCCCCACCACGCAGGCCGAGCAGGAAGACGCGGCGCGGGAGCGCTACACGGTCGTCTACGAAGGCGACTCGACTGGCGTGAAGATCTTGTCCGGAGAGCCGGCCGCCGGCCGCGCTGTCACTGTCATGGCTGGCGACCTCTGGGAGGAGGCGCGCACCCTCCGCGCCGAGCGCGACAGCTACGCCGCCAGCCTTGCTGCGGCTGTCGTCCAGATCAGCGACCTCGCCCAGGCCAAGGGCGAGGCTGAAGGCCGGCTTCGGGCATCCGAGATGGCCGGGGCCGTCGAGGGCTGGCGGGAGCGGGCGCTGAAGGCCGAGGCGGAGAAGGATCGGCTCGCCGCCGACCTCCGCAAGGCACGGGGAGAGCGGGACGCGATGCGGGAAGCCTGTGCTCGTCTGATTGAGGATGGCTGGGTTCGCGCTGGCCCGAACATGACGCGATACGACGGCCCAGGCATCCGGGATCTCCCCGCAGCGATCCGCGCCCTCACACCCGATCCCAAGGACGCGGGCGGGACCGCAAAGGGAGCTGCCCGGTGACCGCCCTCGTCGACACCATCGACCTGCTGTACGGGCCCCCGCTCGACGTGATCAGCAACTGCCTGCGCGGCTGCATCGTGGCCGCCCCCGAGCATGACCTGCTGGTGGCCGACTTCTCGGCCATTGAGGCGCGCGGCATCGCGTGGCTCGCGGGCGAGGAGCGCGTCCTGGACGTGTTCCGCACCGGGGCAGACATCTACTGCCACGCCGCGAGCGACGTGTACGGCCGGCCGATCTCGAAGAAGAAGGACCCGGACGAGCGCCAGATCGGCAAGGTCGTCGTGCTCGCCTGCGGCTACCAGGGCAGCGTCGGCGCCTTCCAGGCCATGGCCCGGGGCTACGGGGTCAAGGTGCCCGACGCCAAGGTCAAGGAGATCGTCAGCGCCTGGCGCGCCGCGAACCCGGCGATCGTCAGCTACTGGTATGAGGCCGAGGAGGCGGCGATCAGCGCCGTCACCAACAAGGGCCAGGTCTTCACGGCCGGGCCGCCGGGACGCGAGGTGAAGTACCTCGTGCGCGGCTCCTTCCTGTTCTGCCGGCTGCCGAGCGGCCGCGCGCTGTCCTACCCGTACCCAAAGCTGGTGCCGTACATCTGGATCCGGCGAGCGACGGAAGACCCGGCCGGCGGCGAGCCGCTCGTGGAGCAGCGCCGCGTGCCGGACCGCGACCTCGGCCGCTGGCTGTCCCGCGGGTGGAAGCAGAACGGCGAGCCGCAGCCGGCGCTCCACTACAAGTACGTGGACGGGCTGACTAAGGCCTGGACCGAGGGGCCGACCTACGGCGGCTCGCTGGTCGAGAACATCACCCAGGCGGTGTGCCGCGATCTGCTCGCCGGCGCCATCGTGCGCCTGGAGGCGGGGGGCTACCCGATCATCATGCACGTGCACGACGAGGTCGTGAGCGAGGTGCCGGAGGGCTACGGCGACCTTGCCGAGTTCGACGCCCTGGTGGCCGAGGCGCCGGCCTGGGCCGCGGGATTCCCCATCACCGCCGAGGGCTGGCGGGGAAAACGATACCGGAAGTGACACCCCAGCTATGAGCGCAGCCCCCATGTCGGAACACACGTTCCTCGATCAGGCCCTCGCGCTCGCCGCGCGGGGGTTCTTCGTCTTCCCCGTCGTGACGGACGGGAAGATCCCGGCCATCAAGGGCTGGCAGAACCGCGCGACCCGCGACCCGGCGCAGATCCGCGCGTGGTGGACCGAGAGCGACCCGGTGCTGGGCGGCGAGCGGGTCCGGGACCTGAACGTCGGAATCCGGACCGGCCGCTTCGGCGACACGGGCTGGCTGGTGGTGTGCGACGTGGACGTGAAGGCCGGTGCCCGGGGCAAGGAAAGCCTGTGGGACCTGGACATGATGCACGGCACGCCCGGGTGGCTCGACACCTATGCGGTCGACACTCCGTCCGGCGGCGAGCACTTCTACTTCATCACCGAGGAGCCCGTGGCGACCTCGGCCTCGAAGCTGGGACCCGGGCTCGATACCCGCGGGGAGGGCGGCTACGTCGTCGCCCCGGGCGGGATGGTCAACGGCGTGCCGTATCGGTCCCGCGGCGGCACGATGCGCGAGGCGCCCCGGTGGCTCGTGGACGCCATCGGCCGGCCAGCGCCGCGCACCCGCACCGAGGGCAACGTCGTCTGCCTGCTCGACATGCAACCGGCCCTGGACCGCGGAACCCGGTGGCTACAGGGCAACGCCGCGCCGACGGCAGAGCAGGGCCGCCGTGGCTCGACCGCCTACCGGGTGGCCGCGCAGCTCAAGGACTGGGGCATCTCGGAGCTCGCCTGCCTCGACATGATGGGTGAGCACTGGAACGACGACCATTGCTCGCCGCCCATGGAGTTCGAGGACCTCGCCGCCTCGGTGCAGCACGCCTACCAGTATGGGAAGAAGCCGGTCGGCGCGGACAACCCGACGGTCGATTTCGAGCCGGTCACCGAGGAAGAGGCCGAGATTCCGATCGAGGGCACGCCGCCACCGATCAGCATCCGGGCGACCCCGTTCCGGTTGCGCGACGTGAGTGCGATCCCGGTCCGGCAGTTCGTCTACGGCCGGCACTACATCCGACGGTATGTCTCGGCCACCGTGGCGCCCGGCGGCGTCGGCAAGTCGTCGCTCGGCATCGTCGAGGCGCTCGCCCTTGCGACCGGCAGGCCGCTGCTCGGTATCACGCCGCCCAAGCGCTGCCGGGTGTGGCTGTGGAACGGCGAGGACCCGCTCGAGGAGCTCGAACGCCGGATCACCGCGGCCTGCCTGCACTACGGGATCACGGCGGAGGAGATCGACGGCTGGCTGTTCGTGGACAGCGGACGCGACCTGGAGCTCGTGATCGCCCAGACCACCCGGGACGGCACCAAGGTCGCCGCGCCGGTCACCGAGGCGCTCGTGGGGACCATCACGGCCAACGCGATCGACGTGGTGATGATCGACCCCTTCGTGTCGTCGCACCGGGTCAGCGAGAACGACAACATGGCGATCGACGCCGTGGTGAAGACCTGGGCCCGGATCGCCGACCGGACCCACACTGCGATCGATCTGGTCCACCATTCCCGGAAGACCGGTGGCGAGGAGGTGACCGTCGAGGACACCCGCGGCGCCTCTGCCCTCATCTCTGCGACGAGATCGGCCAGGGTGCTGAACCGGATGACCGACGAGGAGGCGAAGCGCGCCGGGGTGACCCACCCGCGGTCCTATTTTCGGGTCGACAACGGCAAGGCCAATCTCGCGGCGCCGTCCGTGATGGCCGACTGGCACCTCCTGCACGCGGTCGCGCTCGGGAATGGGCAGGAAGCCCTCGATCCGGATGGGGATTCCGTGGCCGTGGTCACGGCGTGGCGGTGGAGCAGCCCGGCGGACGCCGTCCCCGAGGCGCATCTGGAGGCCATTTGTGAGCGCATCCGCGCCGGGCGCTGGCGCAAGGATCCGCGCGCGGACGACTGGGTCGGGCGGGCCGTGGCCGACGTGCTGGAGCTCGATGCGGACGATCCGGAGCACCGGCCGCAGCTGATCGAGATGGTGAAATCCTGGCTCGCGAGCGGGATTCTGCGGGTCGTCACGGCCCAAGACGGCAAGCGGATGCCCAAGGCTTACGTCGAAGTTGTTTCGATTATCTCAACAGAAGAGGGTGCCGCAGTTGCCGCAGTCGCGACTGCGGCAGACTGAGGCGACTGCGGCTGCCGCAGTGCCGCAGTCGTTGTATAAAGAAACAACGACTGCGGCTGCGGCTAGGGCGGGAATGAGTAGGGCAAAAAGCTGACTGCGGCAGCGGAGGGCGTTGTGAAAATCGAAGCGTCGGTCTTAAATTTTAAAGGGCAGCGATATGAGCGGATTGGGATCGAGCCCTACGACCGCTGGGATGGGTCGACGGTGAACCTGATCGTTTGGCGGTCCTGCTGCGCGCGTTGCGGCGAACCCTTCACGACTAAGACCCCCTCGTCGTCGCCGTCGGTCATGATGGTCCGCCGATGCCCCGAGCATCGCCGCCCCGGGCGTCGTGTCCGGGACGTGCACCCCGCGGCTCGGAGCGTCTGATGCCCAAGGCCGTCGATCTCACCTTCCACGGGTACGTGGCCGACCGCGTCCGCCTGGAGCCGGGGGACTGCCGTAAGGTGCTGCGGGCGATGCCGGACAACTCGGTCGACAGCGTGGTGACCGATCCGCCCTATGCGCTGGTGTCGATCGCCAAGCGGTTCGGGAAGGAGGGCGCCGCTCCGGCCGGTTTCGGGTCGGACGGCGCCTATGCTCGGGCAGCCCGCGGGTTCATGGGGCAGACCTGGGACACCGGCGAGACCGCCTTCGCTGCCGCGTTCTGGGCGGACGTGCTGCGGGTGCTGAAGCCCGGCGGCCACGTCGTCGCCTTCGCCGGCACCCGGACCTACCACCGCCTCGCCGTTGCCATCGAGGACGCGGGCTTCGAGATCCGCGATCAGCTCGGATGGCTCTACGGCTCGGGCTTCGTGAAATCGCATCGCGTCGGAGAGGGGCTCGGCACCGCGCTCAAGCCCGCCTGGGAGCCGATCGTGTTGGCCCGCAAGGCGGTCGAGGGCACCGTGGCCGGGAACGTGCTGACCTGGGGCACGGGCGGGCTCTCGGTCGAGACGTGTCGGATCGCGGCGCCCGACGGCGTGCCGATGTTCCGCAAACGGAACGAGAAGTCGAAGAACACATTCGGGGATGGGCTTAACGGCTCGAATCGAACGGGTGCCCAAGCCGCGACCCGCTGGCCCGCCAACGTTCTGCACGACGGCTCCGACGAGGTGCTGGCCGCGTTCCCTGGCCGGGAGAGCCGGTTTTTCTACGCGGCCAAGGCCGGCGCCTGGGACCGCGCCGGGTCCGAACACCCGACGGTCAAGCCGGTCAGCCTCATGCGCTGGCTGGTGCGCCTCGTGACGCCGCCGGGCGGCCTCGTGCTGGACCCGTTCGCGGGCTCGGGCACCACCGGCACCGCGGCCTACCTCGAGGGGAGGCGCTGTGTCCTAGTCGAGCGCGAGGCCGCGTACCAGCGGGACATTGAGAACCGGCTCGCCGCGCTGTGTGAGGCTGCCCGTCCGGATTGGGCGTGAGCAGGGTGTTGCGATTTTCAAACCACGGTGTTATTTCGAGGCTTCGCAGGTCGAGTGACGAACGCGTAGATGGCACGTCCAGGTCGGAAGCAGCGGGAGCGGGAGAAGCGGCGCGCCAAGGCCGTCCGCGATGCCGCGTCCGAAGTGCTCGCCCTGGACCCGCTCTTCAGCGAGGGTCGGACATGGCACATCGTTCGCACGATGCCCCGCTGGGGCGATCAGACGTGCGAAGCGATGAAGAAGATGGGCGTCGCCACAGTCCGCTTTCGTCACTCCGAGATCGTCATCAGGCGCAATCGTCGCGTCATCCGCTCCACCCCCATCTTGCCGCGCACCATCTTCGTTGGGCTACCCGAGCGCTCGCAGCTCGGGCAGGTCCTCACCTATCCCGGCGTGTCCGAGGTGGTGTCCGCGCCGGCCTTCGACGCCAGCGCCGCCGGCAACATTCCCGGCGTCGTTCACCGCCCCATCGAAGTCGCGGCCGAGGAAGTTGGCGCATTCGCCACCATGCTCGGCCGCGCCAACGTCACCGAGTCCGTCGGCCTGAAGGTCGGCGACCAGGCGCGGGTCTGTGAAGGCCCCTTCGCTAGCTTCACCGCCACCGTCCGCAAGCTCTTACCGAAGGGGCGTGTCGAGGTGGACGTTTCGATCTTCGGTCGCCAGTCGTCGATGCGGCTGGACCGGACGCAACTGGACGCGGCCTGACAGCCGACGTCGCCTGACCCGCGTTCGACCTGGCCTCAGGGCAATGTGGTTGAACCCCGGTCGGAGAACGGGAGACCCCCGATTCTCTGCGATGGAGGCTTGTGCCTGAATGCCCGTCCAGTTCGACATGAGCGGCTTCGAACAGGCGGCGTCCAGCATCGGCGCGCTACAGGATCAGATCCCGTTCGCGCTGAGCCAGTCCTTGAACGACGGCCTGTTCGCCGCCCGTGACCACCTCATCACCCACACGTGGCCGGCCCACGTTACGGTCCGGGACAGTAACTTCATTCGCAACGCCCTGAGGGTAGAGCGGGCCAGTAAAGGCAAGCTCGCCGGCGCCGTGACCAACGAGGGCACGCGAGCCGGCAACCGGGCGCACCTGAAGCTGCACGAGACCGGCGGCACCAAGCGGCCGAACAAGTCGAAGATCGCCATCCCCGATCGCAAGGTGCTGGCCCGCCGCTCAGGCCGCGGCGTCCCGAAGAGCCTGAGGCCCGGCACCGCGCCCAACACCTTCCGCAAGGGCGACGTGATCTACCAGGTCACGGGTGGCAAGAAGAACCGGAAGCTAAAGCTGCTCTACACGCTGAAGGCCAGCGCCCCGATCAAAGGTGTCGTGCCGTTCCATGCGGACTTCGACATGGTCATGCGGCGCGAAGTGGCGCGTGCGTTCCCGGGGCGCATCAAGGCCGCGATGGCTTCGAGGCGGCGGTAGGACGGGTGACGAGGCGACGGACCTCCTAGGGCCCCTCCGCTCACCCCGAGCCCCACCAAATCCCTGGGTCCTTCCAGAGGGGGTAGGGCCCGGAGGTAACGCGCGAGGCTGAGGCCTTTCCCAGCGATGAAACAGCGTAAGGGGGCGTCAGCAGCATGGCGACGGTAGGCCAAGCGGCGGCCCATGTGTTCCTTGCAGAGCGCAATTTCTACGAACTGCTCGACCGCGGCGTCGTCGAGCGGCAACCGGCCGGCGAGTACGACCTGGAGATCGTCCGCGAGGAAGTGATCCGGCAGCTCCGAGCCGCCGCATCCGGCCGCGAGAAGAAGCCCGGCGCGCTGGACGGCGAGTTCGAGAAGGCCCGCAAGGACAAGGAACTGGCGGATCGCACCGCGCTCCAGAACGCGGTGACGCGCGGCGAGCTCGTGGCGATCGAGGAGATCGGGAAGCAGGTCGAGCGCGAGTACGCCGTGGTGCGCGAGCGCCTGCTCGGCATCTCCGGCAAGCTCGGTGCGGACCTGACGCCGGAGCAGGTCGCGCGCATCGAGGCCGAGATCCGCGACGCCCTGGAAGAGTTGCATGACCCAGGCGACATCGCAGAGCGGATCCATCAGCCTGGCGGCGAGGCTGAGGAAGGCGAGGACGAGTTTGAGGCCGCCGCCCCGGCTCGACCTGGTCGAGTGGGCTGACACCTACCGGCGCGTCTCACCGAAGAATTCCGCAACCCCCGGCCGGTGGCGCACTGCGCTGCAGCCGGCGGCGCTGGGCCCGATGCGGGCCGTGACCGATCCGAGCGTGTTCATCGTGACGGTGGTGGCCGCCACGCAGGTGCTCAAGTCCGAGCTCCTGATGAACACGGCCTTCTATTTCATCCACCTCGACCCATCGCCGATCCTGTTCGTGCAGCCGTCGCAGAAGGCTGCTGAGAGCTTCTCGAAAGAGCGCTTCCAGCCGACGGTCGCTGAAACGCCGGTGCTGCGGGAGTTGATCAAGGCGCCGAAGGCGCGCGGCTCCGAGAACACGATCACCCACAAGGATTACCCGGGCGGCTCGCTCGACTTCGTCGGCTCGGAATCGCCGACCGATCTCGCGTCCCGCCCGAAGCGCGTGATCCTGTGCGACGAGATCAACAAGTACCCGGCGAGCGCGGGGAAGGAGGGCGACCCCCTCCTGCTCGCTGAAGAGCGGGCCTCGACCTACAAGGACGTGCGCCGGCACAAGTTCGTCCGGGTCTGCTCGCCCACCGTGAAGGACGCCTGCCGGATCACCGGCGAGTACGAGAAGAGCGATCGGCGCCAGTGCTTCGTCGCCTGCCCGCACTGCGAGCACGAGCAGACGCTGGCCTGGGCGCAGGTCCGCTGGGTGAAGGTCCTGGCCGACGGCTCGGAGACCTTCGACCCGCCGCCGAACGCCGAGGTGGTCTACCACAAGGCCGAGACGGCGGTGATCACCTGCCGGGAGTGCGGCGAGCCCTGGACCGAGACGGAGCGGCGTGAGGCGCTGCGCGCGCTGGAGCACCGGTCAGACTACGGCTGGCGCCAGACGGCGCGGTTCACCTGCTGCGGCGAGGAGCAGACGCCGGAGACTTGGGACGACGAGGGCCGGTCCCGCTGCGGCCACTGTGGCGAGCGCTCGGCTTTCGACGGGCACGCCGGCTTCCACGTCTCGAAGCTACTGTCGGCCCGTCACCGCCTCGCCGACGTCGTGCGCGAGTTCGTGAACGCCCGGAAGGATCCCGAGGCGCTGCGGAAATGGACGAACACCGGCCTCGCCGAAACCTGGGAGCACCAGGCCGGTGAGGGCATGGATGGCTCGCACCTGATCAACCGGGCGGAGCCCTACGGGCCCGACGACCTGCCCGACGCCGTGCGCGTCATCACCGGCTTCTGCGACGTTCAGGGCGATCGCCTCGAGGTGCAACTCGTCGGCTGGGGGCAAGACGAGGAGGCCTGGCCCTTCCTCTACGAGGTGATCAGCCTCGACCCGGCCGAGCCGCAGGCTTGGCGCGAACTCGATGCGCTCCGGGCCCGGGTGTTCACGACGTCCGAGGGCAGAAAAATCCGCATCGCCGCGTTCGGCGTGGACGTCGGCGGCCTGAATCACGCGGCTCAGGCGGTCGCCTACTGCCGCCGCCGCCGCGGCCAGCGCGTGTTCGCTACGATCGGGCGGGGCGGGAAGTATCCGATCTGGCCGATGCGTTCGTCGCGCTCTAAGGCCAACGACAAGATCTGGCTGATGGGCGTGGATGCCGCGAAGGACGCGATCTACGCCCGGCTGAAGATCGAGCCGCTCGCTCATCCCGAGGACGGCTCGGCACCGAAGCCCCACCCGGGCCTCATTCACTTCCCGATGCACGACAGCTTCGGGCCCGACTACTTCGAGCAGCTGACCGCGGAGCGCCGCGAGGTGCGTCGCCGGCTCGGCCAGCAGGTGGTCGTCTGGATCACCCCCAAGGGCAAGCGCAACGAGGCACTCGACACCTTCGTCGGCTGCCTCGCGGTCCGCAAGGCGCTGCCGCAGCGGATCGAGCGCGGCCTGGAATACGGGGTCGGCACCCCGACCGATGAACCTGTGGCACCGCGCCCCGCCTACGTCCCGCCCGCGCACGTGGTCGAAGCCGCCCGCGCGGCGCCCGAACCGACACGACCCGAGCAACCGCAGACCCGCCGCCCGGCCCAAGCGCCGCGGCGATCCGGCTGGCTGTCACCAAGGAGATGACCATGACCACGTCCAAGGCTGACTTCCAGGCGCTCGCCGACAAGGGCGCGGGCTCGCTGATCAAGGTGAGCGGCGTGTGGAGCTACCCGGGCGCGCCGGTGGATTCGTCGGGCACCAACCTGCGCCTGCCGCTGGAGTACGTCTCCGACGCGGATGTTCAGGAAGGCCTGCGCGACGGCACGCTGGTGGCCGCGGTGAACGATCCCTACGGCCACGTCAGCGCCGTGCGCATCGCCCAGGAAGGCGTCACCGTCGTCCCGGCGGGCCTCACCGGCACCGCCGAAATGGGCACCGAGCTGCCGCCGAACTCCCGGCCCGAGCACGACGCCGGTCGCCTGCCGATCTCGCAGGTGCTGGCCGAGCGCCAGACCGTCGCCGGGCTCACCGGCGAGGGTGCCGAGATCCAGGGCCGCCAGGCCGCCGAGGATCCGGCGCGCACCGACGGCCTGACCGGCTCGTTCGGCAAGGAGAAGACCCAGGACGCCGGCGCGCGCCGCGGCCGCTGACGGCAGAGCCCGAGGGCACGTCATGGCGCTCGACGCCGCTCAGACGCAGATCCTGAACGCCCGGCTCGCCTCGATCGAGACTGCGATCGCGTCGGGCGTCACGCGCGCATCGTATGAGGGCAAGTCGACCGAGTTCCGGTCGCTCGCTGAGATGCGCTCGGTGCGAGACGATCTGCGTCGGCAGCTCGGGCTGAGCAGCCGGGGCCGGCGCACGGTCGCCGGCTTCCGGTCCGGGTTCTGACACCGTGCAGCAGACGAACCTGATCGACAGGGTCATCGGCTACGTGGCGCCGCAGCGCGCCGAGAAGCGGATCGCCGCCCGCCAGCGCATTCAGCGGATGGCGGCGACCCGGAACCTCTACGACGCCGCCACGCTCGGTCGCCGTGCGAACGGATGGCGCCGGATCTCGACCGACGCCAATTCCGAGAACCGCTACGCGCTGCGCCTGCTGCGCGACGCGGCGCGCGACATGGTCCGCAACAACGCCTTCGCGTTCCGGGCCAAGTCGACGATCAAGCACAACGTGGTCGGCGCCGGGATCCTGCCGCAGGTCAAGGCGGCCCGGCCCGAGCGCAAGCAGCAGATCACCGAGCTGCTGAAGCTGCACTTCGACACCACCGACATCGACGCGGACGGGCGGACCAACCTCTACGGTATCCAGGCCATGGTCATGGCCACCGTCGTCGAGGCTGGCGAGTGCCTGATCCGGAAGCGGGTGCGTCGGCCGACCGATGGCTACGCCCTGCCGTTCCAGCTGCAGGTGCTCGAGCCCGACTTCCTCGACACGAATTTCGATGGGGAGCTCCCGAACGGGAACACCTGCATCCAGGGGATCGAGTTCGACCAGCGCGGCAAGCGCGTGGCCTACTACCTCTACGACCAGCACCCGGGCGCGGTGTTTGGCGGCGCGGTGAGCCTGCCGCGCGGGCGTCGGGTCTCCGCGGATTTCGTCGCCCACATCTACCGGGTCGACCGGCCCGGCCAGGTTCGCGGCGTCTCGTGGTTCGCCCCCGTCATGGTGCGGATGCGCGACTTCGCCGACTACACCGACGCGCAGCTGATGCGCCAGAAGATCGCCTCCTGCTTCGCGGCGTTCATCACCTCGGAGGAGGACTTCGACGCGGGCGCCGCCATCGGCGAGGACGGCTCGATCAGCGCCAACGACGGAGCGAGCCCGTACCCGGTCGAGAGTTTCGAGCCGGGCATGATCGAGCGGCTGCGGCCGGGCGAGAGCGTCACGGCCTTCCAGCCGCCGACCACCGCGGACTTCCAGCCGTACTACTCGACCACGCTGCACGAGATCGCGGCCGGTCTGAACATCCCGTTCGAGTCGCTCACGGTCGACTTGAGCGAGGTCAGCTTCATCAGCGGGCGCCTGGGCCGCATCGAGTTTCACACGTCGGTCGACGACTGGCGCTGGAACATGCTCATCCCGCAGATGATGGGCCCGCTCGCCTCCTGGACCCTGGAGGCGGCCGCCGTCGCCACTGGGTCGAGCGAGCCATTCACCCTCGGCTGGACCCCGCCGCGGTGGGAAATGCTGGATCCGGCTGCCGAGGTTGCGGCGTCCAGCGCCGCCATTCGTAACGGCCTGACCTGGCGCAGCGAGGAGCTGCGCAAGAACGGCATCGATCCGGACGACTGGCTGGCCGGCATGATCGCCGACAACGCCCTGGTCGACGCCCACGGCATCGTCCTCGACTCGGATCCGCGGACCACCACCCTGCGCGGCGCCCAGCAGAAGTCCGACAACGCGAAGCTGCCGGACGCGCTCGCCCCCTGAACACGGACCACAGCATGACCAAGCCACGCAGGCCCGCGAAGGGCGCCGGCGCGCGCGCCGACATGCAGGGCACCCGCTCGCTCGTGATGAACGGCGAGCTGATGCTCTACGGCGTCGTCGACAGCTACATCGACCCCTACGACCCGATCGGTGCAGTGGTGCGCTCGCTCGACGTCATGGGCTCGATCATCGAGCTCGCCGATCAGCCGCGGTTGAGCGTGCGCATCAACTCCCCGGGCGGCAACGTCATGGAGGGCCTGTCGATCTTCAACGCCCTGCGCAACGCGGGCAAGCCGATCGACATCCACATCGACGCCATGGCCGCCTCGATCGCCTCGGTGATCGCGATGGCCGGCGACACGATCACGATCGCCGATACCGGCACGATCATGATCCACAATCCCTGGGACGTGGCCATCGGCGATGCCGATGACATGCGCCAGCGCGCCGACGAGATCGACCGGCTGAAGGCGATCGTCGTCGACATCTACGCCAAGCGCACCGGGCTCGACCCGGTCGAGATCGACGCGTTGATGACCGCCGAGACCTTCATGTCGGCGGATGACGCGGTCGAGCGCGGCTTCGCGGATTCGGTCGAGCAGGGCTTGGCCATCGCCGCGTGCGCGCGGCTCACCCGAGAGGATCTGGGGCGTCTCAACGCCCCGGTGTCGGCCCGCGCCGCGCGCGGCTCGACCGTCACGGCTGCCGCCCCTGCGGCTCAGCCCCAACCTGCGGCCCCCGCCGCGCCCCCTGAGGAGAAGCCCGCGATGGCTGAATACACCCCCGCCGGCGGCTCCGCTGCTCCGGCCGTTCCCGCGCACACCCCGGCTCCCGCCCCGGCGCCGGCCGTCGATCAGGGCGCGCTGCGCCGTGAGGCGACCGAGGCCGAGCGCGGCCGCGTCACCGGCATCCTAGCCGCGGCGCGTTCCGCGAAGTTCGACCCGAACGACGCCTTCGTGACCGGGCTCATCCAGAACAGCATCGACCTGCAGGCGGCCCGCACCGCGATCCTCGACCGCTGGTCGGAGACGCAGAACGCCCGGCAGGACAACCCGCCCGGCGGCGAGCGCCCGTCCGGCATCGAGGTCCAGGCCGACGCCGTGGACCGCTGGGCCGAGGGTGCCGAGCGCGGCCTGATGATCCGCACCGGCCTCGCCCGCGCCGAGGACAAGGACCGCGGCAACGAGTTCGTGGGCCTGACCCTGGCCGAGCTCGCCCGCTCCTCGCTGACCGTCCGCAACATGAAGTCCGGCGGCGAGAACCGCATGGCCATGGTCGGCCGGGCCTTCACCGTCCGCAACAGCGGCCCGGGCTTCCACTCGACCTCGGACTTCCCGAGCATCCTCCAGAACGTCGCCTACCGCGCCGTGCTGAAGGGCTACCAAGAGGTCGACGAGACCTTCCCGCTGTGGACCGGCAAGGGCACGGCCTCGGACTTCCGCCCGATCTCCCGCGTCGACATGGGCCTGTTCCCGTCGCTCGGGAAGGTCGAGGAGGGCGCCGAGTACACCTACGCCACCATGGGCGACACCGGCACCGTCGTGCAGGTCGCGACCTACGGGCGACTGTTCGCCATCACCCGCCAGGCCATCATCAACGACGACCTGCAGTTCTTCCAGCGGGTGCCGGAGCGGATGGGCCGCGCTGCCAAGCGCACGATCGGCAACCTCGTCTACGCGACTCTGAACGTGAACCCGGTGATGCAGGACGGCGTCGCCCTGTTCAACGCGGCGCACGGCAACCTCGCCACCGTGGCGGGTGCCCCGAGCGTCACCACCCTCGCGGCCGCCATGGCGGCGATGCAGGTGCAGACCGACACCAGCGGAATCGGCACTGGCGGCGGCGTCATGCCGAAGTACGTGCTCACCCCGCCGGCCCTGTGGATGCCGACGAAGGTCGCCATCACCTCGGCGAACTACCCGGGCGACCCCGCCTCGGTGGCCAACCCGATCCGGGACATGTTCACCCCGATCGCGGACAGCCGCCTGTCCGGCAATGCCTGGTACATGGCCGCCGATCCGAACCAGCAGGACACGATCGAGGTGACCTACCTCGACGGCGTCGAGGAGCCCTTCCTCGACCAGAAGGACGGCTGGACCGTCGATGGGACCGAGATGAAGGTCCGGATCGACGCGGGCGTGAAGGCCCTCCACTGGCGCGGCCTCTACCGCAACGTCGGCGCCTGATCGCCGCGCGGCCGGCGCCCGAGCCGGCCGCACCTCCACCCCACCCTGAACTCTCGGTCCGCGCGGGCGCGTCCCGCCGGCGCAGGAGCGCGTCATGAAGAACTTCATCATGGAGGGCGACACCCTCACCGTCCCGGCCCCGGCCGGCGGCGTCGTGAGCGGTGCCCTCGTCATCATCGGCCTCATGGTCGGCGTCGCCACCACCACCCAGCCGCAGGGCGCACCCGTCGCGGTTAAAACCCGCGGCGTGTTCGAGCTGCCGAAGACCTCTGCCGAGGCCTGGACGGTCGGGCAGGCCATCTACTGGACCGGAACGGCCGCTACCTCCACGTCGGGGGGGACGCTGCTGGGCTACGCCGCCGAGGCGGCCGCCAATCCCTCGGCTGTCGGCCGCGTCCGCCTGATCCCGCGCGCCGCCTGACGCCGTGATCGACTTCGCCGCCCTGACGCTCGCGCCGTGCATCGACATCTTCGCGCGGCCGATCATCATCACCCCGCAGGCGTCACAGCCCGCGCGGCGTGAGGGCGGCGTCACCGTCCCGGCCGGCCAGCCCTTCGCCTCCCGGGGCGTCTGGGCGAGTCGGCCGATCGACGTGGCGACCGAGGACGGCATCATGTCGTCCCAGTCCCATACGCTCGGCATCCAAGCGCGGGACTTCGAGATCCAGCCTCAGCCTGGCGATCTGGTCGAGATCCCGGCTGCCGGCAGCCTGCCGCGGATCGGCATCTGCGAGATCGAGGACACCGACGACGATGGCCAGGGCGGCACGTCGCTGTCGCTGAAGGTCGTTGGCCCGTGACCACCGCGGCGTTCGATATCCGCGAGGCGATCGTCGAGCGCCTCTCCGACCTCCCGGGCTACAAGACCCGGCCGCGCCGGGTGCCGCTGCCGCAGCAGCAGCCGGATAAGCTCCCGCAGTTGTCCGTGTTCATCATGGGCGAGCGGCTGACCCCCGAGGGTGATGCCGGCGCCTCCGCGCCCAGCTTCGTGTCCGAGATCTCCATCGGCATCTCGGACATGCGGGGTTTCGCCAGCACCCTGGTGCTCGACGGCCAGAACGACGCCGCGGTGGATGCGATCGAGGAGCGCCTGCTCTGCGATGCGTCGTTCACCACCAAGGGCCCGTGCGCGCTGTTCGAGGCCGTGACCGGCATCACGCGGCGCCGGATCTACCCGCAGGACGGCGAGACGTACTTCGCCGAGCTCCGGCTGGAGATGACCTTCCGCGTCCGCGTCGACTTCCCGCCGATCGTGCCGGACGCCTTCCTCGACATGGCCGTGACGCTGAAGCGCCCGGGCCACCCCGGCGCGCCCGAGCCCGATTTCATCATTCCCGTCCCTCAGGAGGAGACGCCATGAAGTTCCACGTGGAGCCCGTCTCCAAGAAAACCCCGGTGCCCCCGCATCCCATCGAGGGGCCGATGCCCGCCGAGGGCGGCGCCGACTGGATCGCCGACCAGTACACCCTGCGCCTCATCCTCGACGGCGTGATCCGCCGGACCGCCGAGGACGATGCCGACGCCGCCGCGCAGGACACCGCCGCGCGCCGCCGCGCTGCCCCCGCCACCCCCGCGCCCGCCCCGGGCAAAGCCCAGGAGGCCTGATCCATGCCCACGAACGGCGCCCTCTCCGATATCCCGGCCAACTGGAAGCAGCCGCTGTTCTGGCTGACCGTCGACGGCAGCCAGGCCGGCCTGTCGACCCAGCGCGAGCCCGTGCTGCAGGTCGGGCAGATGCTCCCCCAGGGCGTCGCGGCCAAGAACGTCCCGATCGCCGTCGGCTCGCCCGAGAACGCGGCGGCGCTGTTCGGCTACGGCTCCATGCTGCACCGCATGGCCATCGTGCACTTCCGGATCGCTCCGTATCACGAGCTCTGGATGATGGCGCTGGCCGACCCGGCTGCAGGCGTCGCCGCCACCGGCGCGATCGCGGTCACCACGGCGCCGACCACGGCCGGCACGATCCCGTTCTACATCGCCGGGCAGGTCGTCAGCGTCCTGGCCAACGGCTCGGACACGGCCGGGCAGCTCGCGACCAAGATCGCGGCCGCGATCAACGCCGTCTCGATGCTGCCGGTCTCGGCGGCGGTCGACGGCACCAACCCGGCGAAGGTCAACCTCACCTGCGACTGGAAGGGGCTGACCGGCAACGACATTCAGCTGCTGGACTGCTTCTACGGGTCCATCGGCGGCGAGGTGCTGCCGGCCGGCCTCGTGCTCGCCTACACGGCGATGTCCGGCGGCACCGGCTCGCCCGACATGACCGCGGCGATCCCGGCCATCGGCGACGACGAGTACGACTACGTCGCGCTGCCCTTCACCGACTCCGTCTCGCTCGCCCTCTGGGAGATCGAGTACGGCTTCACCCCGTCCGGCCGCTGGGGCTGGGCCCGGCAGCTGTACGGCGGCATCTTCTCGGCGCGGCGCGACACCTACGCGAACCTGATGACCTTCGGGCCGACCCGGAATTCGCCGAACGTCTCGATCATGCCGGTCGAGCCGACGGCCCAGGCGCCGATCTGGGAGATCACGGCGGCCTACGCCGCGGCCGCCGCCGACGCGCTGCTCAACGCCCCGGCCCGGCCGCTCCATACCCTGGAGTTCACCGGCATCCTGCCGGCGCAGCGTCAGGGGCGGTTCAACGGCAACCAGCGGCAGGCTCTGGCCACCGCGGGTCTCGCCATGCAGGGCGTCGCGCCGTCGGGCGACATGATGATCCTGCGCGAGCAGACGACCTACCAGGTGAACCAGTACGGCCAGTCCGACGACGCCTACGAGCTCGTCACCACGCTGTTCACCCTCGCCCGCCTGTTCCGGCGGATGAAGTCGTCGGTCACCTCGAAGTTCGGCCGGCACCAGCTGGCGAACGACGACACGGCCTTCGCGGACGGCCTGGCGATCGTCACCCCGTCGATCGTCAAGTCCGAGCTGCTGTCGGAGTATAACTCGGCGGTCTTCGACGGGCTCGCCGAGAACTTCGAGAACTTCAAGAACAACCTCTCGGTGGAGCGGGACAAGAACATCCCGACCCGCCTCAACGTCGTCTACCCGCCGGACATCGCCAACGGCCTGCGCACGTTCGCCGTCCTGGCCCAGTTCCGCCTGCAGTTCGGCCGCGCCTGACGCGCGGGCTCTCACCGGGCCCTCGCGGCCGATCTCACATTCGGAGGCCTAGACCATGGGCAAGCGCATCGCCGGCACGGCGTACATCACGGCGGACGGCGTGCAGCTGGCGCTCCGCGGAAATCTCAGCGTCAGCATCTCGGCCTACGAGCGCACCGGTATTGCCGGCCTCGACCGGGTGCATGGATACGAGGAGCGGCCGCGCGTGCCGTTCATCGAGTGCGACGTCTCGCTGGGCAACGACACCACCATCGCGCAGCTTTCGGCGATCACCGACGCGACGGTGGTGGCCCGGCTCGCGAACGGCCGGACCTACACGCTGTTCGGGGCCTGGACGAAGGATGCTTTCGAGCTCAACGCCGAGCAGGGCATGACCCGGGTCCGGTTCGAGGGCATCAGCGGGAGCGAGTTCTGATGGACGGCTTCACCGACGTTCCGCAGCAGCAGCCCGCCCCGCAGCCGGCCGCCGCGCCGGCCCAGGCACCCGCCGGTGTCAACCCGTGGGCCGTGAAGGTCACGCTCTCCAAGCCGATCGAGATCGCGGATGCCAACGGCCACGTGCTGCGTCGAATCGACGAGCTGTTTTTTCGCGAGCCCACCGCGATGGACATCATCGAGGTCGGCGGCAACCCGGTGCACATGGACGTCTTCGCCGACGACCCATCCAGCACGATCCGGTTCGACGGGCGGCAGATGAGCGCCATGATCGCTCGGCTGTCCAACACGCCGCCGCCGTTCATCGGGAAGATGGCCCCCTCCGATTGGACGTACTGCGCTTGGCAGCTCGCCGGTTTTTTTCTGCCGGCGCAGCCGAGGAGCTGATCACCAGCTGCCTGCGCCTGGCCATGATCTACCGGTGCGATCCGGCCTGCTTCCTGTCCCGCTCTCCTGAATACCTCGCGGTCGTCAACCGGCACACGCCGGACGTGCTCGAGGAGATGATCGAGGCCAAGCTCTATGGCGGATGAAGCCCTGCGCATGCAGGCGGAGGTCCAGGACAAGTTCACCGGTCCTCTGAAGGCTCTCCGCGCACAGCTCCTCGACGTCACCCGCACCGGGGCCAATCACAGCGAGACGCTGGCGAAGGGCTTCAAGGGCGTCGAAGGCGCCATGCAGTCGACGGCGCGCACCGCGTCGAGCCTGATCAACCCGGCCTTCGCCGCGCTCGGCGTGACCGGCCTGACCGCTGGCGCGGCGGTCGCCGGCATCTCAAGCGCGCTGAACAAGCTTACGGGCAACCTGTCCGGCCTCGGGCAGCTCAGCCGCGAGACCGGTGTAGCGGCCAAGACCCTCCAGGAGTTTGGTGCGGTCGCCGGCCGGTTCGGCATCGAGCAGGACGCGGTCGCCAACGGCGCCCGGAACTTCGCCGCCCAGATGCGGCTGTTCTCGCGCAGCACCGGCGAGGCGTTCCAGTGGGTTGTCCGGCAGGGCACGGACGCGGCCGGCCGCAAGGCGTTCCAGGATTTCGCCACCGACCTCCAGCGCACCACCGACGAGGGCGAAAAGCTCAAGAAGGCGCTCGCCTTCATGGAGACGATCCGCAACCCGGTGGAGCGGGGTATCTTCGCCCAGCAGTTCTTCGGTAACCAGGATCTTGGGCGCCTCGCGGACGGCCACCTCGGCAAGGTCGTGGACCTGTTCAAGAAGGCCCGGGAGAAGATCGGGGTGTTCAACCCCGACGACATCCTGAACGCCGACAAGTTCGACCGCTCGATCTCGGACCTGAAGGGGTCCATGTCTCGGTTCGGCCTGCTGATCGCGCGCGAGTTGCTCGGGCCCGCCACACAGTTCACGACCTGGATCAACGAGCTCGTTTCGGACCAGCGCGGCGACTTGTTGAAGGGGCTCCGCGAGGGGCTGGAGGGCGTCAAGAAAGAACTCGGCGAGATCAACTTCAAGCAGGCCGGTGATGATGCCGTTGCATTCCTGAAGGAGAGCACGGCGCTCGCCGGCTCCATGGCCCGGGCGTTCCACGAGGTCGCCGAGGCCATCCACGCGATCCGTAATGGCAACCCTGTCGCGGCTGCGCGCGGTCTCGACGGCGCTTCGGGCCCTCTGGCGCGCAAATTCGCCCCTCGGGTGGGTGACGACGAGATCGCGGCCCAGGAGGAAGTCGACCGGCTGCGCAAGCTGAAGGATCTGGCAAGCGAAGCACAGGGCCACTTCATCGGTCGGACGCAGCAGCGCCTGGGCCTCATCGGCACGCCGGAGCAGGCCGGCAAGAACCTCGAGGACGCCGAGGCTCGGCTAAAGGCGCTACAGGGGCGCACGCCCGAGCAGCGACAGAAGGATTTCGAGTCGTCGGACAAGCTGCGGCGCTCGATCGACACCCTGACCGACGAGATGAAGGCCAGCCGCAGCGGCGCGACCGTCCAGAAGCAATCCATGGACACGCAGGGCGGGCTATTCGGCGGTGCCACGATCCAGTCGGCTGCGTTCGGCGGCAGCGGGTTCCGCCGGTTCGGCGGCGGTGTGAGTCTACCGCCGAGCGATGGAGCGCCGCAGTTCTACGGCGGCCCGCAGGCCGAGCGGCGCGGTGGTTCTGGACCGGGCTATGCTGGCGAGCGGGGACCCGCCGGCCCTGGTGCGGGTCGCGTCTTTGGCGGCGGGCGCTTCAACGGGCTGGGCGGCGGGCCGCGCCCGCAAAGGATGGACCCGGGTGGTGCCGGGGGGCGACGCGCGCGCGGCGGGGTCTTCGACGACGGGCCACGCATCGCCGGTCAGGGTGCAGTGCGGGGCGGGACAGATGCCCGTGCTCAGCGTGCCATGGCTCGCCTCATCGCGAGGGGCTGGACCCCTGAGGCTGCCGCTACGGCCGTGGGGCAAGCTGTCGAAGAAAGTGGAGTTCGATCTGACGGACCCCTTGGCGACACCAAGCGCTTCGGGACCGGTGACGACGCCGCGCATGGCATGTTTCAGTGGCGCGGTGGTCGCTTCCGTGAGCTGAAGCGGTTCGCCGAGGCGCGCGGCGTCCCGTGGACGGATTTCGATGCTCAAGTCGACTTCTTCGATCAGGAGCGTAAGGGGCGGTCGGGCGCAGAGCGCAACTGGCATTCCGAAAGGGATCTGAACCGCGGAAATCGGATTGGAAAACTCTTTGAGGGGTATGCGGGCGGTCTCCAGGCTCAACGAGAGGCCCATGCCCGTCGACAGCTCGAACTGTATCGCCGCGGTGGAACGCCGATTCCCAAGGCCGAGGGTGGCGGGGACGGCGACACGCTCCCAAACGGTGCGCCGCGGGTTCTGAAGCCGAACAGCATGCGGGACGCGCCGGGCCTCACGATGGATGAGGCGAACCAACGGCGCGAAGGCTTGAAAGGCGTATTCACACGCCGCGCTGAGGTGTTGGCCGACCCGAACGATGAGCGCCGCCAAGGCGAGAAGCCGTTTTACTCTGACGAGGATGATCGGCGGGCCGCTCGAGACCTGGGCATCGCTCTACGCGCCACGCGCGCCAAGCAGGAGGCCCAGCGGGAGCGGATGCGTCTCGATGGCGCCCGGGTCGGCGCTGCCGCGGCTCAAGCCGGCGTGGTCGGCGCACAGGTGAACGGCAGCGTCACGACCGTGATCGAGAAGGCCGGCCCGGAGGCGAAGGCCAAGACCAGCGTGAACGGCAACCTCTTCCAGGAAGTGCGGACCCAGAACGGGTCGCAAATGCGGAAAGCGGACTAGCGGCGGACAGCCGCTGTATCATCCATGTAGATCGAGTTCGGCCCGCAGGGGTGCCATTCCTTCTGGGCCTCGATTTGCCCCTTCCGCCCCCAACACCAGCCAGCCTGGGACAGGCGACCGCTCAGACGATCCCGGAGTGGGCAGGCTTCTTCGCGGGTCAGTTCATCCGTTGATCCCCGACAATCCCGGTTCGCCAGCGCCTCGGCCTTCAGAAGCTCTGGAACGCTGGGGGCGCGCTCAACCGCGCCCGCGCTTCCAGCGGCGGCAACGAAGGAGAGGGCGGCGAGGATCATGCGCATGGCCGCCAAGGTAGTTATCGCCCGCAGGTTGTCGAGAGGCGCGAATGGCCGATAGCCCCTGGCGCGATCGTCTGCGCCCGGCCTCGTTCCGCGGAGCCGTCTTCTACGTCGAGGTCGGCGCCCGTTCCGGCGGCCGGCGGATCGCCCCGCACGAGTTCCCGAAGCGTGACACGCCGTATCCGGAGGACATGGGCCGGAAGGGGCACTCGTTCGCCGTCACCGCCTACTGCATCGGCCCGGACTACCAGGATCAGCGCGACGACCTGATTTTCGAACTCGAGACCGAGGGCGTCGGCACGCTGGTGCATCCGACCTACGGCGAGTTCGAGGTCAAGAACGGCGTATTCAACCTCGTCGAGCGCCGCGAGCGCGGCGGCTACTGCGAGATCGAGATCCCGTTCTTCGAAGCGGGCGAGGACGCGGCCTTCACGGTCTCGGACGCGACCCAGAACCAGGTCCAGATGAGCGCCGACGGTGCCGAGCAGGCGGTTGCCGCCGGCGGCGATCAGGGACTGTACGCGTTGCGAGATCCCAATCGACCGCTGACCGGAGGGGGCGCCTGAATGAGCTTGCGCCGCGACCAGCCCGCGCTTGATCTGATCGGCGCCGTCCTCGATGCCATCTTGGCGTTCAGTGGCGCTGAGAGCCTCGCGGCAGCCGGCGCCGACCTCGACGCGGCCGTCGGGGATCTGCGCTCGGATGCCCAAGGCCTGCTCCGGCAAGCCGCGCTGTTCACCCCGCTGGCGCGCTGCTTCAGCCTCGCCCAGCAGACGGGCATGACGGTCGACACGATGGAGCGGCTGCGGGCGACGATCGCGGGGCTGGCAGCGGCGGACGCGAGATCCGCGCTGATTCAATCCCGCAGCCAGATGTTTTGCTGCATCCAGGAAGCTCGGATCACCGCGGCGACCACCTACACCAGCCGCAACGAGGTGGACCGGGTGCTCGGCCTCGTGGCGGCCGCCTTCGATATCTCTCAGAGCGCCGCGGCGGACGCCGGCGACGCCGCAGGCTACCGGGCGCTGGTCGGGCTCCGCGCCGCCATGGTGCGGGACCTGACGGATCGGTCCCGGCCGCTGCCGAAGCTCGTGACCTACTCCTTCGGGCGTGTGCGCTCGTCGCTCACCTTGGCGCAGCGCCTCTACGGCGATGCCGGCCGGGCCGACGAGATCATCGCCGAGAACGAGATCGTGCATCCCCTGTTCGCCCCGCGCGCCGGGCGCGCGCTGTCGGCCTGAGGACTCGCGATGCCGAAGCCGACGGAGGTCGCCGAGATCGCGGTCAACGGCCAGCGGTACTCGAACTTCGAGACCGTGAGCGTGTCCCGCTCCGGCGTCGATCCCTTCCCGAAGTTCGCCTTCACGGCCGCCTCGCCGATCGAGAGCGCTCCGAATTGGGCGGGCATGAAGCTCGGCATCGGCGACGAGTGCGAGGTGATCCTCGGCGGGCGGCAGGCCATCTCGAAGGGCAGGATCACCGGCCGGCAGCCCGCCTACGACGCCCAGCAGCACGGCCTGCAGATCGTCGGCACCACCAACTCGGCCACCGTGGTCCGGGCGACCGTCGATCACAACAAGGGCGAGTACAAGGGCTACACGCTCTCGCAGATCGCGAACGCCGCGCTGAAGCCCTACGGGACCAAGTTCTCGACCAAGGGTGACGCGTCCGGCATGGACAAGCCATTCGAGAAGGTCGCGGTCCAGTTTGGTGAGACGGTGTTCGCGTTCATCGAACGCCTCTGCCGGATGCGGAACGCCTACATCCTCTGCGACAAGAACGGGGACCTCGTCGGTTACCGGCTCGACAACGCGGTGAAGACGATCGCGGACCTTCAGGAGGGCCGCAACATCCTCGCCGCCTCGGCGAACTTCAACTACGAGGGCGCGCTCAGCGAGATCCAGACGCAGGGCCAGCGTCCTGGCAACGATCAGCGCTTCGGAGACGCAGCGCGCGACCAGTCCGCGACCGTCAAGAACTCATCGGTGAAGCAGCACGTCCCCCTGGTCTTCGCGGCCGAGATGCCGGGTGACCAGGCTGAGATGCGCATGCGGGCGCAGCACGAGAATGGCTACAACCTCGCGGACCAGCTGACGGTGCAGATCACCGTGCAGGGCTGGTTCCGGGACGAGAGCAGCCTCTGGCTCGAGCACGTCGGTGATCCGGTTTCGGTCTATTCGCCCATGCTGTTCACGAACGATCGGCTCAACCTCGCCATCCAGGCGGTGAACTCGACCCAGGGGCCGGCCGGCACGCTCTCGCAGCTGACCCTGGTCCTGCCGGGCGCCTACAACGGCGGCGATCAGGTGCAGACCGGCGGCACCCCGCCCGGCCTCTATGGTGCCGCATGAACCGCACGACGACGCGCACGTCCGGCGATCGCGTGGTGGCGAGCCTGTCCCGGGCCATCATCACGAAGATCAATGACACCCCTTTCATGCAGGAGCTCGGCGTCCGGGTCCGAGACCAGCAGAACCTGACCGGCGTCGAGCATTGGCACTCGGCCGGCGTCACGCACTACCCGATGCCGCCGGACGCGAAGGGCGCGGCCGAGATCATCCTCGCCACGCTGACGGGCAACAACTCCCATCCGATCGCGCTGCCGGCGGCCGACCGCCGATATCGTCCGAACGGGATGAAGCCCGGCGACACGGCAGTGGCCGACGCCAACAAGCAGACGATCCACCTGGGTCAGGTCAGCGTGGTGCTGGACAGCCCAAAGCGCTTCGACCTGCGGGTGACTGCGGACCAGGGGGCAGGGAAGGCGAAGAACCAGGGCGCCAACCTCACGGCCGAGAAGAAGCCGTCGACCACGATCACCGGCAAGGCGGCGGGCACGCTCGCCACGACCTCGACTGCGGCCACCACTGTCACCGGCAAGAACGTCACGGTCACCGCCGGCACAAAGCCGGATGCGGCGGGAGCCGCCGAGCTGAACAACCAGCTGAAGGGCCTCGCGGCCCGGGTCGCGCAGGCCGAGAAGAACCTGCACGGCCTGTTCGACGTGACCTCGAAGCTTCGGGAAATCGCGCAGACCATGATCCCGGGCCTGGCGGCCCTGGCGCCGATCCTGAATCAGGCCCCGGATGGGCTCCAGGCCATGGCGGGTGCGATCGAGGGTAAGGCGCAGGCTTACCTGCAGCAGCAGATCCAGCAAGCCCTGCAGATGTTCATGAGTCCGAACCTCGCCGGGCTCGCGAGCGTCCTGAGCGGTAACGTCGAGGGCCTCATCGCCAACGCTGAGGCGCAGATCGCAAGCCTGATCGCGGCCAACCCCGTGGCTGCCCAGGTGGACGGCCTGCTCTCAAGGATCGAGGCGCTCGGCGACGCGCCGCTACCGCCTGACATCGCGGGCGCTGCGACTGCGGTGCTGCAGGCGCAGGTCGCCTACCTGGGTCGAGAGAACCCCGTGGTCGGACAGGTGGCGCAGCTGCGTGGCTTGCTCTCGACCCTGAAGAACCAGGCGGGCCCGGGTCTCAACTTCCTCGCCCCGCAGCAGCGGCTGGTCCAAGGCCTGATCCGATCGATGCACTTCAGCCAGAGCTGAGGACGCGCTTGCCCGAGAACATCGTCGTCCATTCCCGCCGCGCGGTGACGCGCGAGTGGCTTCTGACCCCCGTGGATCAGCGCGACCCGACGCTCGACCTCGTCGATTGCGTGGTGGTGGCGTTGGGCACGGACCGGCTGGCCCGAGCCGACGACGTGCTGCCGGTCTCAGGCGATACGGACCGCCGGGGCTGGTGGGGCGATCTCGACGCTTCCGGCGTCCGCGACGGCTGGCCGATCGGCTCGCGCCTATGGCTGCTCCAGCGGGTGACGATCACCGGCGCCGAGGCGCGTCAGGGCAGCACGCTCGCTCGGGCCGAGGACTACACCCGGGAATGCCTCCAGCCCTTCGTCCAGAAAGGTGTGGCGTCTCGGCTCAGCGTGGTCGGCGAGCGGCTCAAGGTCGAAGGCATCGACGTGAAGGCGACGCTCTACCGGGGAGAACTGCCGGCGATCGAGCTTCGCTACGCGACGTTGTGGAACGGGATCAGGGCCTGACGCATGCCGCTCGCGATCCCCACTCTCGCCGAGACCCGGGCCCTCAGCCGCGACGCTGTCATCGAGGCGCTGCGCGTAGGCGCGCTGCCCGGCAACTGCCCGGCCGGCATCCTTACCGACGACAACGGCGCGCTCGCCTTTCTGGTGTTGCAGTACATCGCTCGCCAGGCCAAGGAGTACCTGCCCGACGAGGCCGGCGAGCAGATGCTCCAACGCTGGGCCGACATCTTCCTGCCCGGCGGCCGGAAGGCGGCGACCTATAGCGTCCTCACCGCGACCTTGTCGGGGCCGGCTGGCACCGTAGTTCCGCAGGGCACGCAATTCAGCCAGGGTGGCCTGCTGTTCCAATCCACGGCCGCTGTGACCCTGGGCGGAACCAGCGTCGCCACTTCGGTAGGCGTTCGCGCGCTCACTGCCGGTGCCGTCGGCAACCTCGAAATGGACACCGCGCTTTCGCTCATCGTCGCGATCTCGGGCGTTACCGCCTCCGCGACCGTGACCGGCATCACGAGCTACGGCGTCGATCAGGAGAGCATCGACAGCCTGCGTGACCGGGTGCTGTTCCGGATCCGCAAGCCGCCGATGGGCGGTGACGCGGACGATTACGTGGCTTGGGCGCGTGAGGTGCCGGGCGTGACCCGCGCATGGGCGGCGCCGCACGAGGTCGCCCTTGGCACGGTCACGGTGCGGTTCATGATGGACGACCTGCGAGCCTCGCTCGGCGGCTATCCGCTCCAAGCCGACTGCGATGCCGTGGCAGCCCACATCGCAACCGTCCGGCCGGTCACCGTCTCAGACATCTACGTGGTCGCGCCCGTGCCGCAGCCGGTGAACCTCGCGATCGGCGCGCTCACGCCCGACACGCCCTCTACTCGCGCGGCGGCGCTTTCCAGTTTGCGTGCCATGCTGAACGATCGAGCCGCGCCGGCCCGGGCCGTCAACGGGGTTCTGGTGCCGGCTCAGACGATCTACCGGGAATGGCAGTCGGAGGCGATCTCGGCGGCTGAAGGCGTGGATCACTTCACCCTCGCTGCTTCCGATGCTGTTATGGCCAACGGCGGCCGCATGGCGACGCTGGGATCGGTGGCCTTCACCTGATGGCCGATCAGTTCGTTCGCCGGTCAGCTGCCGACTACGCTGAGGGCTTTGAGGATCTGCACCCGGTCGGACCGGCTTGGCCGCGATCCCCGGCGCCGTCGCCGGGCGACACGACTCCCCGCGGCGATGACGAGGCGTTGTCCGACCTGACCCGGGGCCTCGCGAAAGTCTGGGGTGATAAGGTCGACGCCCGGGCGGCCGACCTACTGTTTATCGAGACGGACCCCCGGCAGGCCTACGAGTTACTCCCAGACTGGGAGCGCGCTCTCGACCTTCCCGATCCGTGCAGCACCGAGGCGCCGAACTTGGCCCTCCGGCGTGAAGCGCTGATCCGCAAGCTGACGATGGTTGGGCGCCAGGATCGGCAGTTCTTCATCGATCTGGCTGCAAGCCTCGGTTACCAGATCCGTATCTACGAGTACCGGCCGGTCGTCTGCGGCGAAACCCGCTGCGGCGACACGCGTGCGACTGGGCACCTCGTCTACACCTACGCCCGGTGCGGCGTCGCCCGGTGCGGCGTCGACCCCATCCTGAAGATAGACCTCAGCGGTGGAGACGATTGGGTGTGGCGGCTCGGCGCGCCGAACATCCGGTTCATCTGGCGCGTCTCGATCCTCAATACCGCCCTGCGCTGGCAGCGCGGCGGTATCGCTCAGTGCGGCGTCGACCATCACTGCGAGTTCGGGCTCGCGACCGATCTTGAGTGCGTCGTCCGGCGATTGGCCCCAGCGCACACCCAAGTCCTTTTCGATTATTCACAGGTGGCGATCGGCAATGGATAGGCTCCCTCCGTTCGATAAGATTGGCGCGCTGCCGGTCCCGGATTTTCAGAACGCTGACCCCGCGAATTCTAATCCGGGTTCCATCGTCAACGCTCTGGTTTTCAACCAACTGCAGCGCGAGGGCGTCAACCTTGAATTTCTGGCGGGGCTGACTCCGGATAGTGCCAACCTGTTCCAGTGGACGCAGGCCGTCTCTCGCGGTGGCGTCTGGGTCGATGAGCTGACCGGAACCGGTGATCTCGCGGTGGCCACCTTGGATGCCGTGCTCCCGGCATTCCTGCGTGGCATGCGCATCGGCGGCGTCGCGGCAGCCCCTAACACGGTCACAAACCCGAAGCTGAGGGTAATGAACCTCGGCTCGGCAGGTGGTTACGTCGATTATCCGATTTTCAAGGAGGATGGATCGAGCCTGGGGATCGGAGACATCAAAGCCGGCCGTCGCTACCGTTACGAAGCAGATGGCGCCGGCAACGTGATGATCTCTGGCGGCGGCCTCGCCTCCATCACGAACATCACGCAGGCGCTGCTCGCCAATGTGAAGCTGACGACGTTCAGTGCAGCGCAGCAGACGCCGCTGACCAACAACGCCTACGCGAGCCTGATTTTTACGGATGCGAGCACTGCCGATTTCACCAATAACGGCGTCAACGGGTTCGCAGTCAAAACCGCTGGTCTCTATAGTATTGCACTTCAGGGATACACGTTTACCAACGTGACCGGCCAATCTACGAATGACGTATCCCAACTGATCATGCTGAATGGCCAGCAGATTGCCGCCGGAAAGGCGCCTTACACGGCTCTAGCCTCGGGTACGTTCACCGAAAACACCTATGCCAGCGTGATCGCGCAGCTGGCGGTGGGCGACATCGTGAAGGCCACCGCGGGCGTGTCCGTCGGCCCCCCGAGCTTCTTCGGCAACGCCAACGCCAGTGGCCACCAGCTCTCCTTCACCAAGATCTTCTGAGGCCCCGTGATGAATCTCGCCGAGCACTACGCCACCAAATCCGGGCTCAGCCCCAGCGCCGTTTTCAACGCCGCTGGTTTTCTGGAGACGGAAGAGGGCTGGACCGTGTTCCGGTGGAACGAGGCCTTGCTCGGCCCGCAGCCAACGGCCGAGGATCTCGCGGTCATCGCGGCGCTTCCGGACCCACCGCACCCCGTGGAGGTCGTGATCCTGTATCGCGCAGACCTCTACCGCCGCTGCACCGACGACGAGGCTGACGCGATCGACGCCGCCCTGGCCAAGCAGCCGACGCGGATCCGGCGCATCTTCGAGAGCGCGGTCACCTTCCGATCCGACGACGAGATGTGGTCGCTGCTGCACGATGCGGCGGTGGGCCTCTTCGGCGACGAGCGCGCCGTCGAGCTTCTGGCGGCCTCGACCTGAGGGCGCGGCGTGACCCAAATTCTCAACCTGCCGCGGCTTACATTCGCGACTACGATCGCGAACAATGAAGACTGGACCGACGCGTGGGCTTATCTCGATAAGGACGGCAACCCGATCTCGCTCGCTGGCTTGACGCTGACGATGATGCTTCGGGCTCGGGCTGTCGATCCGACCGCGCAGGTCATCGCATCGAGCGTATCCGGTCCTCTAAACGGACTGCCGCAAAACGGCTTGATCTCATCGGGTGGGACCGGTCTGAACGTCGTGGCGCTCGCAATTCCGAAGGCCACGGTCTCTCGGCTCTCGCCCGGCGATTACGTCTTCGAGGTGCAGGCCTCGGGAGAAGGGCTGACCCGCACCATTGCCGGCGGCCCCGTTACCGTCGAAGCAGGGGTTGTGCGATGATCACCAGCGAGATCGTCGTCCGCCGCCCGGCCGCCCAGAATGTGCCACCAGGCGTGGCTTTGCCGGCGGGGCCAGCGGGACAACCAGGCAAAGACGGCGGCCCCGGCCCCATAGGTCCTCCGGGGCCCGCCCAGGACATCTCGGGCAAGCTCGACAAGACCGGAGATGCGTCGGGTGCGACCGCGGCCGGCCTCTTCCCCCTTTCCCGAACCTTCACGTCCCGGCTCGCCGATGCCGTCAGCGTCAAGGATTTCGGCGCGATCGGCGATGGGGCCACCCATCCGCTGTCCAGCAAATTCTCCACACTCGCCGCCGCGCAGCTGGTCTACGCCTGCGCGCTGGCGCTGAGCGACGAGATCGACTGGTGCGCCTTCCAGACCGCCGTGAATTCGGGCCGCCCGGTCTGGATCCCCGACGGATACTATCTGGTCAACCGCACGATCGCGGTGACGCTGAACGGCGTCTTGCTGGAGGGCTGCCACCGCGACGCGACGCAGATCCGCCGGCACGGCGACTTCGGGCCGACGATCAAGTTCAGCAACAACTCGTATATCTACAATACGGGCCTCAAGAACATCGCGTTCTACGACTTCGGTGGCGCCCCGGGTCTTGGCCCGGCGATGACGCAGGCCAACTCGCCCTACGCGATCATCTTCGACAGCCACAAGAACACCCGCATCGAGAACCTGTCCGTCGGGCTCGGACCCAACTCCGGGTCGGCGGGCGGCGGCATCTCGATGCTCGGCTCGGTCGAGTTCTACCTCCGCGACGTCTACATCACGCTCGATGCCGGGCCCTCCAGCGGGCGGCATGCGTTCCGCCTCGGCGTCTCACAGATCGCGGGCGCGCCCTCGCCCGGCGGGGCGGGGAAGAGCGCGATCAATGCGCTCAACGTCGAAGGCTCAACCTTCAACTACACGAACGGCGTTCTGACGAGCATCAACAGCCATATCGACGACGGCATCCGGATCGAGAGCGGCGACGGACTGTGGATCTCGGACACGCACGTCCAGGGCACCACCCTGTCCGACCTGCACTTCGCCACCACGGCGGGCGTGCAGCTCTCGAACATCCACATCGCCAATACGATGCTGGACATCACCAACGGCAGCGCCTGCCGGATCGACGGGACCGGTGTTGTGGACCGCATCGACATGCAGGCCCGGTTGTCCGCCGCTGGCGTCGGTAACGCGGGGTCTCAGGCCGGTTTCCTGGCGACGGCCGCGGTGACGGAGGGCAGCTTCGTCCTCGGCATCCAGGGGTTCTCCGGAGTCGGGCTGAGCTTCACCTCGTCCGCCACGAAGACGGTCACGTTCTTCATCAGCCAGGTCAAGAAATGCTTGGGCGGCGGCCTGCAGTTCGCCGCCGGCACCGACATCTCGGTCGTGGGCGGCACGATCGGCGCGGACGGCGTGACTCCCTACGGGATCCAGGTCGGGGCCGGGGTCAACGGCTTCACGGCCAGCGGCGTCAGTTGCGTCGGCACCGCTCCCTCGCCCAGCGGCTACGGTTACATCCTGCAGAGCGGCGCCACGGGTATCGGCATCAATGGTGGCCGCGCCACCGGGAATGCCAGCGGCGCCGTCATCGACAACACCGCCTCAACCGCGAAGGTGCGTGTCTCCGGCGTGCTCGGCCAGGCCGACATCACCAAGAACTGACCGGCCCCTCGCCGATCTTCGCTCGCCAGGATTGCCATGACGCGTGACGTGCCGATCGAGATCCGGCGGGGCAACGACGACCCTGCCGTGATCTGGGAGTTCGCGAACGCTGACGGGACCCCGGCCAACCTCGCGGGCTCGGTGTTCGAGCTCGTCGTGGCGTGGCAGGCCGTGCCGTACTCGGCGGCCGGCGGCGCGCTGCCCGAAGGCGAGATCACGCACAGTTCGGACGCGGTCAACGGCGACGGCGCGCTGGTGGTCGAGGGCGCCGCGGGCCGGGTGATCTGGCCCTACACCATCGCGGAATCCGACCTGATCCCGCGTGGCCAGGGCCCGCGCTACGTCCTGCGCCGGGTGATCGGCGGCAAGACCCGGGATTGGGCCGGCGGCCCGGTCACCGTCCGGAGCTTCCTGCCATGAGCGCCTGCTGCGACGGGCCGTTCCGGGTGCGCGTGGTGGTGCCGGCTGAGCCGGGCATCGTGCGCGTGGTCGTGCCGGGGCCGATGGGCGGCGACGGCCCGCCGGGCGCGTCGGCTCAGGGCAACCGCTCCGAGACCGCCGTCCAGGCTGCCGTGGCTCTCAGCGGGCACAGGGTCGTGCGCGGGACTGCCGACGGCGCGGTCTACGCCTCGGCTGCCATCCTCGCCGACCTCGGCACGGTCATCGGTGTCACGACCGGTGCGGCCGCGGCCGGTGCCGACGTGGCGGTCGTCTCGTCCGGAGCGATCGACGAGCCGTCCTGGGCCTGGGCGCCCGGCCCGGTGTGGCTCGGCTTCGACGGCAACCTCACGCAGATCCCGCTGGTCGGGGCCTTCGTCCAGCAGATCGGTGTCGCGGTGGGTCCGACGCGCCTGATCGTGTCCCTCGGCCCGCCGATCCGAACCCTCTGAGGAGCACACGATGCCCGGCGATAAGTACCTCTACAACAACGCAGGCACGGTGACGGAGAAGACCTCCGTGCAGGCCAGCGCGGGCGCGGCCGACGCCGGCAAGATCCCGGCGCTCGACGCGACCGGCCGGTTCGACACCACGATGATGCCGAGCGGCATCGGCGCCGACACCAAGACGATCGCGGCCTCGGAGGCGCTCGCGGCCGGCGACCTCGTGAACATCTGGAACTCGTCGGGCGCGAAGGTTCGGAAGGCCGACGCCTCTGTGGCCGGCAAGGAGGCCCACGGCTTCGTGCTCGCCTCGGTCGCGAACGGCGCGAACGCGACCGTCTACTTCGAGGGCGCGGACACCCAGGTATCCGGGCTCACCCCGGGCCCCATCTTCCTGTCTGCCGCCACGCCCGGCGCCGCCACCTCCACGGCGCCGTCCGGATCGGGCCAGGTCGTCCAGCGGGTCGGGTTCGCAGTCGCGGCCACGGAGCTGAACTTCCAGTCCCAGCCGCCGATCGTCCTGGCGTAACGGACCGTGGTCGCGCGCAACCCGCTCGTCGTCGTTGATGGCACCGTCAAGGAGCTGCCCGCCAGCGACACGACCCCCGGCATGCTCCCGGGCGGCGGCGCCGCGGGGCAGGTCCTGACCAAGACGGGGTCCGCCGCCTACGCCGCCGCCTGGGCCGATCCTGCCGGCCCGGGCGGCGGCGGCCTCACCGAGGCGCAGGCCAGCGCGATCGCGCGGCGCGCCGCCATCCTTTACGCTGTGAGGTAGGTCGTTGCCCCAGTCTCAAGCCCGGCTCGCGCCGGCGCAGTACAGCTTCGCGCCGGCGCAGAAGCAGATCACCTTCGCGGGCGTGCCCGGGTTCACGCTCGACGGCCTGGTCCTGGTGGTGAACGCCGCCTCGGGCAAGGTCATCTTCGACCCGCAGGACAGCAGCGGCGCGCTCGGCGGCACGGCCTCGGGCAGCACCGTCACCCTGGCCTACGACACCACGGCGATGTCGGCCGCCGATCGCCTGGTGGTCATCTACAACAGCCTCGAACGCGACGATCAGCTCTTCACGTTCTCGCCGACCACGACCGGGCCCCTGGCCGTGATGGCGGTCAAGAGCTTCATGTCGGCGATGGTCGATATTCAGTCCACGACCGGCTGCTCGGGCAACCTGGAGGGCACGGTCGACAACACGCAGTGGAAGGCGATCAAGGGCCAGCTGCCGAACCTCGACAGCAACACCGGCGACACGAATTTCAACGAGGGCAAGCCGTTCAACATGCGGCAGTGCGATGTCACGCCGTACCGCCTGATCCGCTTCAACGTGACCTCGATCGCCGCCGGCAGCCCGGCGATCAACATCCTCCTCAAGACCGTCCCGGCGCCGCCCCGGCTCTTCATCGCCAACGGCGGCAGCCTGGTCGCCAACTTCGATAGCGGCGGATCGGTCGGCTACGTCCGGCAGACCAGCCTCTTCCCCGAGGTGGTCCGCGGCACCCTTCAGTCGGGCGCTGCAATCACGACCGGCTCCTTGACGGGAGGCGTGCTCTCGGCCGGCGCCGTCGTCACCGGCGGCACCCGGCAAGCGAACGGCCAACCCAACCCATATTACAGCCGCTTCGGCGCAAGGGTGAATTCGGATCAGTCGGGGGCGCTCCAGATCCAGGACTCGACGGATGGCACGAATTGGATTCCCGCCTCCTCACCGCAGACGGTGACAGCTGGGATTCCTCTGGACCTGGAAGTGAAGGTCCGAGCACCGTTCTGCCGAGCAGTGTTCACCAACGGCAACGCCCCCACAGGGGCGAACGCCTTCTCGCTACTCGCCGCCTTCTGCGGAGCGTGAGGTTGCCATGACGCTTCGCCTGGGTGGTGTCGAGGTCATGACGGAAGGCGGCCTCCGGGTCGCCAACCCGCAGATGGTCCCGGGCCTGACGGTGACCGGGACCGCCGAGAAGGCGTTCAGCCAGAAGCTGACGATCCAGGGCAACACGCTGATCTCGGGCACCCGGATCCGGTTGCTGCAATTCGGGATCTACACTTCGGTCGGTCTGGTGCCAACGATCATCCCGCGCGTCCGGCTGGGCGGCGTATCGGTTCTGCCGGCCCGATCGATTGCCGGCCTGCTCGGCGACACCGACGCGCCCTGGTACTCGGTCGCCGACCTGATGGTGCTGGGATCGATGGTCGCCGCCTCCGGGATCCTGTTCATCGCCGACAACCAGATCCGCCTGTTCGGCGGGCCGCCCGTCGCAGCCCCGGACCTGACGCAGGCCCTGGACCTGACCTCCTCAGCGCAATGGGGCCAGGCCGGGTGCTCGATCACCTGTCAGGGCTGGCAGGCGAACATCTCGCCGCCCACGGCCTGATCCTCCACCATCGGAGCCGCCCATGACCCGCTTCCTTGCGGTGCTGGCGCTCGCCTGCGCGCTCCTGCTCTCGACCGCAGCCGATGCCCGGCCCCGCCGCCGCGGTTCCTGCACGCCCGTCTTCATCGACGGCGCCGGCACTGTCTGGATCTGCGGCGCCCGGCCCCGCGCGCGCTGATCACGCCTCACCCGCCCCATCACCACCTGGAGCACCACCATGCCGACACCCGCAGCCACGGCGGCAGCGTTCGCGCGCGCGCGCGCCTCCGACTTCAAAGGCCGGGCCGTCCGTCTGGCAGACCTCGACCTGCCGGCGGCGGGGCATCTGATCGGCGTCGGCGAGGACGAACTCCATGCGGTGCTGGAGGTCGAGACGGCCGGCGGCGGCTTCGACAAGCAGAGCCGGCCGAAGATGCTGTTTGAGCCGCACGTCTTCTACCGGAACCTCGTCGGGTCGGACCGCGCCTACGCCGTGCAGATCGGCATCGCCTATGAGAGGTGGAAAGCAGGCGGCTACCCGGCCGACAGCTACCCGCGCCTGACCTCCGCGCTCAACATCAACGAGACGGCCGCGCTGAAAGCCGCATCCTGGGGGCTCGGGCAGATCCTCGGCGAGAATTTCGTCGCCGCGGGCTACGATAGCCCGCAGCAGATGGTGGTCGCCTTCATCGAGGGCGGCGAATCCGAGCAGCTGCAGGCGATGGTCCGGTTCATCAAGGCCAACCACCTCGACGACGAGCTGCGTGCGCACAACTGGGCGGCCTTCGCCCGGGGCTACAACGGTGCCAGCTACGCGCAGCACGGCTACCACACCAAGCTCGCGGCGGCCTTCGCGAAGTGGTCGAAGATCAAGGACACGCCCTGGTCGCCGCCGCAGGATGCGGTCGGCAAGCCGGTGCCGGTCCCGCCCGTCGAGATCGCCCCGCTCCCGCCGCCCGTGCCGCCAGTGTTCGCGCCGGCGCCGCGAAACAGCGGCTCGCCCGCGTTGCCGGCTCCTGCCCCCGCGCCCGCGCCGGCCAAGCCCGGTTTTTGGGCCTCGGCGCTCTCGCGGCTGCGCACCGCCTACCCCAAGAAGGAGGGCTGACCCATGGCTGGCGGCATCATCGGATCCATTCTCGGCGGCGTCCTGACGGGCGGTGCGGGCCCGGCGCTCGGCGCGGGAATCGGCGCGGCGATCCCGAGCATCGCCGAAATCGCGCGGGTGATCGTGGATCGCACCATCCCGGACCCGCAGAAGAAGGCGGAGGCCCAGGCCGAGATCGAGCAAGCGCTCACCGCCCGCGAGACGGTCCTGACGGCGGCCCTCCAGGCGCAGAACGAGCAGCAGAACGCGATCAATCTTGCAGAGGCGCAGGGCAACGACCGCTTCTCCTCGCGGTGGCGGCCGGCGCTCGGCTGGGCATGCGTGGCGGCCTTCGTCTACCAGTTCCTGGCCGCGCCCCTGGTGACGTGGCTCGGAGCGATCCTCGGCGTCGCGCTCGGCATCGCCTTCCCAGCGCCGCCCACCATCGTCGTCTCCGACTTCATGCCGGTCCTAATCGGCATGCTCGGGCTGGGCGCCATGCGCACCTACGAGCGGACCACGGGCGTTCCGGGGGCCGTGCCCGCTCCCCAGCCGATCCGACGCTGAGCCGGGATGCGCGCGCCATGGCCGCCGCTCTCGAAGCCGTCACGCAGCCACCCGCCTTCCTACGGTTCCAGGATCAAGAGGCCATGATGCCGGAAGGCCAGAAGAGCCAGGACGAGGCCGCCTGGACCAAGATGCAGGTCGACGTCGCGGTCTCGGCGACGAAGCTCGATGCGGTCCAGTCCGACGTGCGCGGAATCCGGGAGGATCTCCGCAACGTCTACGCCACCAAGACCGAACTCAAGGACGTGGTCGATGACGTGTCCAAGCTGAAGGATCACGTCGGCTGGCTCGTGAAATCCGTGCTCGGCGCGATCGTGCTCGCGATCGTCGGGCTCGTCCTTTCGAAGGGCGGGGTGCCGCACTGATGCCCCCCAAACCGGAACCCATGCAGGTCACGATGCTCCCCGAGGTGGACCGTACCGACGAAATCTATGCCCGCGCCATCGAACTCGCCTACGGCCCCTCCAAACGGCAAGCTCGCCTGCAGCTCGTGCTCAACGGGCTCTACTACAGCACGCTCCTGTTCGTGGTCGGCTGGATCTTTTCCATGGCGATCGACCGCGATCCCCCGGTCCGTCAGGTCTCGCGCGAGGTCGTCAACCCGGGCAAGCTGGTCCGGCCCGGTGAGCGGCTGCTGATCCGCGGTGTGCGGGAGCGGTCGCGCTCGTGCGAGATCACGCGCCGCTGGTGGCTGGTGGACGGCGCCGGCCGGCGCCTGGACTACGAGGCCGAGCGGTTCGACGCCTACGGGCCGCTCGGGCGCGAGGAGGAGGTAATCGGCCCGTTCATCCCGCTCGACGCCATGCCCGGCCGCGGCCGGTTGCTCGGCGTGGTGGCCTACGACTGCAACCCGCTGCAGCGCGCGCTGGGCTGGTCGATCACGACGATCCTGCCGCCGCTGGAGTTCGAGATCCTGCCGCGGGCTGCGGCGCCGTGAACTGCGCGCCGCCTGGTCAGGACTTGAGCCATATTTGGGCCCTGATCGCGCTCCTGGTCGGCCTGATCATCGGCAACCTGACGAAGCGCTAGCTCTCCATCACATCTCTGTCGTTCCGCCCAACCGCCCGGCTCCAGCTGCGGCGGTTTTTTTCGTGCCCAATGCCCCGCAGCTTGCGATGCCCCAATTTCCTCCCACGGATTGATTGATCCTCGCTGGCACCGCCACGCGGGGCTTTCTGCAATTGCGGGGCCGATACTCGCGCCCGCCTCAGACTTGCCGCCCACTAAGGCCGCCGATATGGATGCAAGCTGCGACCGAGCGTCAAGGTTCGCTATCTGAAGCTGAACAGGACAGTCCATGCTGCGCGACGAGATCATCAACCGGATCTCTGAACTGTTCGAGGACCCCAAATACCTCGAAGTCGGCGTTTGGCAGGGCGGGACCTTCAATCAAGTAAAGGCGCGCACAAAGGTAGCAGTAGATCCAAAATTCGATTTCGATCATAATCAACGAAGCTCAGACGAGCCTAACAACAAGTATTATCAAGTTACAAGTAATGAATATTTTGTAGATGCGTCAAATCGGAGCGACAAATTCGATGTAATTTTCCTGGACGGATTGCACACTTTTGAACAAACTCTCACAGATCTTCTGCATTCCGTCGACCTCCTGAATGAAAACGGCATCATCATACTTGATGATATTATCCCAGACTCTTACCCGGCATCCCTCCGTTCTGAGCAAGAATGCTATTACTTTAGGCAGTCTGTGGGTGATACGAGTACGCACTGGATGGGCGACGTTTATAAACTCGCCTTTTTCATCAATGCTTACATGCTGAATTGGAGCTACTGCACTGTCGCGGAAACGCACGGGCAGCTCGTAATGTGGCGTCATCCGCGCGCATCAAGCGAACTAAGTTCAGCGCTAATATCAGATATATCTAATAAGTCTTATATAGACGCCGTTCTTCATAAGAACTTGTTTAACATCGCGCCGCTAGAAGCAATTATCTCTCAAATACTGTCGTCGAGGCCTAGCCAAAAGTCAAATCTTGCAACGCCGTCGCTCATCGAGCAGCTTGAAAGCGCCTCTGGCCGTCCCAAGATTTCATATTACTTTCAGCGCATTGAGGGACTGGCGTATAGCGACGACGTTCCCGATCTTATTGCTATGCATGTTAAGTCGTTTGAGCAAAACGGCTGGGAGGTTGTTGCTCTTGATGAGCGGGATGCGAAGCAACACCCCCTTTATTCATTCTTTGACGACGAGAATTCGGCTTTCGCCGCCTCTCGAAATGGGTGGGAATATACCAGGGCCTGCTACATGCGGTGGCTCGCATACGCTACGGCCGGCCATCCCTTCGCCGATTTCGACGTCGTGAACTACGGGTTCACGCCAAAAGATGCCAAGCAGATGGCAAGGGACGCAGAGGGCCCAAAGCTGCTGTCCGGAGCGGGCGCAATGGGGCTTTTCGCGGGTAAGGACTACGATTTGATCCTAAGCACGTTCCAGAAATATGCCTCGGCCCCGTTTGTTGATGGTGCTCTTAAGGAGGATGTCAACGACATGACTATCCTGATACAATGCCTGCCGGAGATATTTTCTCTTATCGGGAACGAAGATGTCAGGATTGCGCGTGATTACACTTGTCCGGGATGGGGTGAGGCAAAGCTAGTTCACTACCCGTACCATTATACGCCACAACCGCGAGCTAAGACCGCAAATCAAGCAAGGCCCTTGCCGGAATAGCGGTCAGCTTGAAGATTTACGCTGTTTTAGCGCGATGTTTGTTGCATCGATAGCGAGTGCGCCCCGAGCTTTAAACGGAACAAAGGACCCTTGTTCCGCCTTAATTTCGCCAACGGGCGTTGAAAGCTCTCCAGGGCTTGATGTAATTCCATGGAGAGACACCGCTTTTGCTTCGTCTAGCGCACTTATCCTTAGGGGGACCGTCTTATCGTCGATGTCGCGCATAATCGGTCAACCCGTTGATCTGAAGCCGTTGATGTCGCCGTTATAAGCCGCCATCAACCCTAGGGTCTAGGTGCGCTTTGGTCATCGCTCACTGGTTAAAGGTGGCGGCGCTGATTGCCCTGATGGTCGTCCTGATCGCAATCCAGCCCGCTCGGCCCAGCGCCGCGGCGGGCTTCGCCGTTTCTACGGCCGGTCGCTCACCCGTCGCCAAGCCGGCACGGTCCTCGGCCCCTTGAGCCCGCAGCGTCGGCATACCATGCGCAGCCCACAATCCGGGACGAACATCTCCGGCGGGAACTGGTCGATCGGCACCTCGGCCTCGTGTCCGCAATCGCATGTGGCCCGGATCGCGTAGGCGCCGTTGGCGATGCTGTTGGCGATGGTGGCCGGAATGGTCTCGCGGCCTTCGGCATCGTAGCCGCGGCGGGGGTTGCGCCTCCAGCGCGGGACCGGGTCGCCGACGCCCTTCGTATAGGCACCGGGCGGATAGCGGTTCACGGATCGGCCTCGACTTGATCCGGGCACGCGGCAGGCGGCGCCCGCCAGCGCGGGACCCGCCGCCATCCTGCCTCCCTGATCGCCAATCCGCCAGCCTCAAGGCGCGCCAGCACCAGGGCCGCCTCCCGCCCTCGCTCCCGGCCCGGGATCCCGGCGCGCTCAGCGATCTGTGTCGCCGTCGCCGGTTCGGCAGTCAGGGCCGCCAGCACGCGACCGCGGGTGTCCTTGCGCGGTCGCGCGCCGGTCCGTTCAGCCGGCACCGCTAATGCAGCCTGCCGTTTCCGGCGTTCAGGCCCAGGCATATGGCGAGCGCCAGCAGGTCGCCGGCGGTGAGCCATGCGCCCCCATCGACGCGCCAGTTCTCGAAATCGTCGTCGGGCTCGACCGTGTGGCCGCGGGACGTGAGGACGGCGACCGCCTCCACGATCGGGTCGGCCTCATCGAGGATCACGTCTTCACCGGATGAGCGAGCAGAATCGCGGTGCGGACCATGTTGCGCTTGTAGGGCTCTCGGTCGGTGAGCAACGCGTCTTGGGAGGCTTTGTGCGCGGCGATGGCCGAGACCAGGTCGAGGGTCCAGCCCTTGGCCAGCGGGTAGGCCTCCGTCACGAGGTCGGCCAGCACCGCGTCGACCGCGGCGGTGATCTCGTCGTCCGTGACGTCGGACGTTTTCCGGAGCTCTGAGACAGTCGGGTTCAAGGCCATCCCTGCGGGCTATCGCAGCTCGATATGCGCGTCCAGGCCGCCCCCTGGCCAGGTTCGACCGAAGTCTCTGCCACCGCACGCCTTCTCAACATCCGTCCACAGTCCTCCACAGGCAGTACCCATATTCCTACCCGCGGAGGTTGAACCTAGCTCGGGCATCGCGTTTGTTCTGTTTTCGTTCTCATCGGAGAGCAGACATGGTGTGTCGCCTTGGCGACGTTCAGCCCGGCCGGGTTTGGGTCGATTGTGCTTCTTGCAAGCGGTCGGGGCGCTACAGCGTCGCAACTCTGCTCGAGCGCTACGGACCCAACATCTCGTCGATCGATTTGCTGCGGACCCTGACCGCGTCGTGTCAATATCAGCGCCTGCCCGGCTCCCCGCCGGCCCGGAAGTACGAGCACCTATGCCTTGCGGCGATCACTCTGCCGCAGCCGATTCGGCCCGAAACCCCGGTGCCCCCGGGGCGCCCGTACACGATCGAGGTGTGGGGCGAGCGCGGGGCCATCGAGGCGCAGCTGGCGGTGATCTACCCACTCGACATGGCGCTGGCGGCGTTCGAGCTCGCTTGCGGGCAATGGCCGACCCGGGAAGTGACGCTCCGAGATCGCTGCCGGATCGTGCGAAAACAGGAGCCCGTGACGCCTGGCCAACCCGGGTGAGAACGTCCGGAAGGTGTTTTACAAGATCACACGACGTTCCGCGCTCGTTCCCGTCACGTTCACCGACGTATTGTAAACGCATGTCGTTGCGATCACTCGGCTTTCCGTCGTTTAGCCAAACTGTGCGATTTCGTCTCCCACCCTGAAACCATTGGCTTTTCGGCCGAATGTTTTACAGCGTTTTACAAGTCACCCTTTGTTCGCGCGAGCGGCGA